CTGTTTTCAATAAACACTTGAGACTCAGAACCATCGACCGCAATAATCACTACAGTGCGACTGACTGGTATTTTAGTTCGTTCTTCGTACATTACAGCATAACAAGATGCTTGCATAAAGTAGTTAGAAATCCATTCTTTCTTTTTGGGTTTACGAGATGTTTTGAAATCAATAATAGAGAGTTTCCCGTCGAACTCTGCAATACAATCTACCCGACCTGCTGTTTTTAGAAAATCTGAATACAGAGGTGCTTCTAAATATTGAATATTATCAATATGTGTGTCTAGAATGGGTTGGATTTGTTTGAACATAAAGATGTTCGCTGGCATTTGGCCATCAAATACGTCAGGCTTATTGTTGAGGTAGTCTTCACATATTTGGTGAACTTTTGTACCTCTAGAACTGGCTTGTGTAGAGATACGGTTGGCTTCTTCTGCGCCAACACGTTTTCTCCAAGCGGCAATACCTGCTTTGCTTAGTTCTGATAATACAGTCGTAACTGACGGGTAGCGATTTCCGTCAGGGGTATTGTACACTCTACCGCTACCCGTAGTTTCGGCAACAAGCTCCGTTAGGGTTGAAGCCTGTACATGATTAAAATGTTTCATCAATCTAGTCCTAGTTTGGACCTCGCTATAATATAGGATTTTACGAGGCCTGATCTCACAATGTCTTTGGAAGTGAATTCAACGAAATCGAATTCTTTCATACTATCTATAATGCGTAAAAAATCTCTTAACCCGCTCAACTCTTTTTTTCGTTCGCTTGTCAAATCATCTTGACGAACATCACCACAAAATATGATCTTACAATTTTCACCAACTCTTGTCATAACAGAATGTAACTCCATCGCATTCATGTTTTGAACTTCATCTACAATGATAATTGAATCGTCTAGTGTGATACCACGAATGAATGAGGTGGACATAAATTCTACAACGTTCTTTGTCTTTAAAATTTCATAAGCATCACCACGATTAAACAGCTTTCTAGCAATATCTTGATAGGGCGCTTCGTAGACTCGCATCTTCTCTTTTTGATTACCGGGTAAGAACCCAATATCTCTTGTTGGTACTACTGATCTAATAATAAAAACTTTACTAAAATCTTTATCTTGAAGCACTGATTTGAGTGCTAGATATAATCCAATAAACGTTTTACCTGTGCCAGCAATACCATGAAGCATCAAATGAAAATCGTTATCCCACGAGTCAAATGCATCTTCTTGTGCTACTGTCATCGGCTCAACGTCTAACAGTTTAAATCTTTCTCCTACATTCAGTTTCCCAGAGTTGTCCAAAACTTTATCTTGGCGCAATTTTCTTTTTTGTCTTTTTGTTAGTCGGTCCGGACTTGCGAGCATGGATTGTCCTATTTTGTTTGAATGTTGGATCCTATATTCGCTTTTTTCACTCTTGTCAAAACATCATTGAATCCGTTATCTATTTTACCTGTAATACTACCAGTGCCCGTTACAATAGCAGGAGCAAAGATTAACAGTTTATACCCATCTTTAATTATTAGTTGCGCTTCCTTCCATGTGCAAAAGGATGTCATAGTGTCGCCAGTTTCTATATGTTCAAATGAATATGTAGGCATTATGCTTCTCCAGTGACAATATTATACACTTCTTTCCAATTCCTTGCAACAGGTATATGGAAGTCCGTGAATGTGTTAAAAACAACCCCAGACAGTTCGTAGCTTTCATTATGAGTGTGTCTCATCAAAATTGGTTTAAGGCCGAACTTCAACCCACATTCTGCATTCTCTACTTTATCTTCAATCCACCAACATTCGCTATCTTGAAATTCCATCAATTCACAATCTTTATCAGCACCAGTTTCGATACAGTGAATGAAGTCGAAAACGTTTTCGCCAAAAATTCTGACTAAGTTTTCTTCACGAAGTGCCATGGCATATTGGTTTGTGGAAAGTGACGTAATGACACCGAAGACGTAACCATGCTCTTCATTCAGTTTTTTTACATACTTAACTGCATCTCTGAAAGAAGGCAAGAATCCAATCCATGCGCTTTCGTTGAATTCTGTTACAAGTCGTCGACCATGAGCCTTATCTGTTATCTCTTCAAATATTTTATCAATGCCATACCTATATGCATAGTCATCAGATAGCGTGTATTCCTTTTGCTCCATAAATTCAAAGAATCTATACGACCAATCAAGTAGAACACCATCGCAATCTGTTAATATTAACTTAGAGTTCTTCATACTTTTCACTTTCCCGAATCTTGCTTTTCTGCCTACGTTTTTCTTGATAGGCGTATTCTTTCATTTTTTGAGAGTTCTTTCGATTCCTTGCATTGCGTTCGAACCGTTCTGGGCCTTCGTCCCAGGTGCTTTTCTCACGTCGATATGTTTTACCCATTTGAAGTGTTAGTATCCTCTACAATTAAATTAGCATATGCTTCGTTGATAGTCTTTACAGTCAATCCCTTCATGCGTTTCTTATCTTTCATATCGATAAGCAGCAGAGCATCGTCCTTATGAACTGATTCAAGGAGTTCAATGAACAAATTTTCTCGCCTCGATGATTGTAATTGAGATCCTGTACCTTCATAGAAATATGGTATACGTCTAGTATTGGTAAAGAGCATACCATGGTCTTCGATAAGGGTTGATGGACTATATGGTGGAACGCCTTCAGGTAACAGACATTTGAGAGAAGAGCAATACATTGCTTTCAACACAGTCTTGACAGACCTCGCTTCATTCTGCTTCAGCCATTTTACTTTGTCTGATTTCGATTTCATCTTAGATGCTTTGCCTAAGATTTCAGAAATAGATAGTTGCATTTAAAATTCACCTATGTTTTCAATAAGATTTTTCAATCGTTTTTCAATAAAGTAGTTGAACAATTTTGATCTATCGCCCCCTGCTTCGTTGTATTTAGTCATTACCTGCTTCTGAATATATTCGGGCACCATAGACAAATCAATCATAGCTTTATTGCGTTGATAGCCACGAAGGATTGTTTCGTTCGACATACAATCATTTTTAAGTTCAGTAGTATATTGTGTGATACGCTTTTGTGTCATAGGCTTTTGACGAGTTTTCATAACAAGACAATCATCGGGCGATAGCATATTTGGAACACCATCGCCAGTATCACCCTTCATAATGTGCTCCAATATATACTGGATAGGGTTAGCATGACGAACCCAGCGCTTACGAATAGGATCGTATTGCGTTACATTAGCATATTTATGTAGTTGAATAAAGTCTTTATCAGCAGAAAGAATCAAAATCTTTTCTGTAGAACCAGCGTTCAATTCAACGCCAAACTTATGACAAATTGTGCCAATAGCATCATCTGCTTCAGCACGGTCAACTTGAACTACCTTGTATGGAAAAACTTCTTTGAGTTCATCTCGCACAATATTTAGAATACGAAATAGTTCATTCCAGTTGAGTTCAGAAGACTCACGAGACTTTTTACGATTTGCCTTATAGTATGGAAAAATGTCTCGTCGCCAGTAGTTCTTATCGTCAAAGCAGAGAACAAGTTCTCCATAATCACTTTTGAACTTTCGACGGTACGAGCGAATTGAATTGAGAATCATATGTCGAATGAGACTTTCTTCAAACTCAACATTGTGATGGTTGCCAATTTGAACCATGACGTTACTAATCATAACTTGATTCATGTCAACTAGAATCACTTTCTTATCCTTTGTTGTTCACTATACTTAATATATATCATATATCATATGTAAATAAATGTCAATCTTTTTTTCTAAAAAGATGGGTGCGATGATAAAAATTGAATCCATTCTTTTTGACGGCGAGTCCAATTGAAAGCATAGTTCGTATCGTGTATTTGCCTATTCATATCTAGCACACCATATGTGCTGACATGCTCTATAGCATTCTTCAAATAACTGTATGCCCTATTAGCATGTATTTGTGCATCCTCATCCCACTGATACATAGCAGTCATATTAGCAGCGGTCTCTGGTAGAGCAGCATAGTTTGGATGCACACATAGACAACCAGCAGACATAGCTTCAATCAATGCAATACAAGAGGTCTCTTGCCAGATAGACGGATAGGCGAAGATGTGAGCGTTCTGTAGCGCCTTTCTAACCTCTTCGTTAGATACTGAACCATGATAATTGATTTGTGGATGCTGTTTAAGTTTTTCAAACAAGTCCTTGTATGGCTTGTCTCTTTGCTCCCATCCATAAATCTTGAAGGAACTATACACATCAAGCTCGATGTTTTTGTACTGTTTTGATAGAGCATCGAAGATAGGATACAATAAACTTAATCCACGATGAGGCGTTGTATGGTAGATGATACGAATCTTGCCATCCTTCGGCTTTTCATGTTCGTCAATAGGCTCAATAGCATTCTTCAGAATATAAGAATGACTATATGGAACACCTAAAAAATCATGATATTGCTGAAACTGCCACTGAGAAACGAATACGAGTTTGTCGTACTTCTTATAGCCACCATCTTTTAGATGTGCTACTTCAGGGTCTCCAGCTAGGTCGTGACATACGAGAATTTTTTTTAAATCGTCTCGCAGTCCACGAGTGCGTGAGTGGATAATCTGAAATTTCTTTAGCAGCTTTTGGGGAATGCGTTGCTTCATTCCCAGTGCCATCATTTCAGTTCCACCCATCGCATTCGCATTAGTTTCATTGCGAACAAGCTTACCTGCTACGATTTCGACCATAAAAAATCACTCTGTTTTGCATTGCTGTTTACGCTATTAATTTCAAATTTAACCATGGAATCCAAACGAAAAGAACGCCAAGCACTCTTCTCTAAATCCCACACAGCAATCGATTTAGGATCTTCTGGTAGATTTTTCCAATGTCTGCTGTGATATTCTTCAAAATTTGGCTTATTAAGCACTTCTTCGATGTCTTTTTGCTCTGGTAAATATTTTGTCTGAAGAGTGCACCACATCGTCCTCATATCGCCGTTCACCTTCGTAAACGTAACCCAACAACGCTCAGCTAGTAGCTTTTCTAGAATAACCGAATAATCCATCATAACCTCCACTTGTATCTTCTACATGGTCTAAAAATTCTGACATATTTTCAAAGACGGCACCATTAAAAGTTATGATGTATTTTCCATCAGCCTGTCTACGTCCACCAGAGGGATTATAGACAATCATATATCGTCGTTTATAATTTGTCACCACTTTAATGAAATCATCACGGATCAGATCATCCGTGTCGCAGTGTAGTATATACTTACCCATCTGTTGGCTCCTTTCCAATTGAGTATGTTTTCATTTAGAATCCATAATGGGCTCAACAATCTTAATCATTCGAATGATGGTATTCGTTGCATCGATATCCATCTGAAGATTCTCCATTTTCTCTTGTAGTTCCGTTAACTCTTCTTGATAGTAGTTTAGCTCCTTTTCCTTTTCCAAACGAGATTTGTTTAGTTTGTTAATCATGATTGCAGTTGTGTATTCAATCATTGGCGGCGGTAGAAGAGATGAGCACCAATGCGCTCTTGAAATGTGTATGCTGCTGCCCAGTATGGAACAACGTAATGGGCATGATACCAAAGGGAATTGTTAGTGTTATCATTATCTGGTCCTTCTTCACGATTTTTCATTGTGATTAATGCGATGTTAAAATCTTTTTCATAAGCAACAGTATTTTTCACCATGTCTGATTTACCATCGCAATACCAAGAGAACTGGCACTTGTTGCGAATAGGTGCGCCTTTAGAGTTTCTTACTGCTTGATAAACGACGCCACAAATTGTATCAGGAAATGATTTATCCTTAACACGGTTGAGGACCACATTAGCGATTGCCGTTTTCTCGTCGTCCTTCTGATTCCTTGCTTCGAAGTAGATGTTGGTAGCAAGACAATGTGCTTGGTCTATTGTAGATGCATCAGTTGTCTGAGGTACTACGTAGTATCGATGTATTATTTTGACCGGCTCAATTTCTAAATCTAATGTCTGTGCAGGCGCAGGCGCTAGCGCAAGCATCGGCTCAACTTGATTAGCTGAAGTGCGACTAGTGCCATTAACAAAGTAAGCAACAATCAGAGAAGCCAGAACAACTAGAGCAATCACTAACAATTTACATACTTTATTAAAATTCATGAATTTTACCTCTCTCTGCCAATACGATAAGCTTCGTTTTCAAGATTCCGCTGATGTTTCTCCTTGCGCTCTGCTACGCCACGCTGACAGGAAGCATATGCTCCTGGATTGTCAGCGTAGCTTTCACAGGAAAAATCAGACGGAACTCGTTTTACCTGTTGGCGCTCCACATAGTGAGGCGGTCTAACGACTGGTGCTGCTGGAGTCTCATTGTTCTTGTCCATATTCTCGCCCACTTTAGACCCCAGAACAGCGCCAAGAACAGCGCCGCCTACAGTGGCTAGCACTCGACCTGAGCCTTTGCCGACAGTACTACCGAGGAGACCTCCAACAGCGCCACCAGCAATAGTACCGCCACCTTGATTTGTAACACAAGCAGACAATGCAAGTGCGAGAGTAACAGTGAATAGTATTTTACGCATCGGCATATTCCAGTGCTTTCTGTAGGGAATCCATCTTCTTTTTCTGGTTCGCACCAAACCAAGCAGACTGCATCCGAGTGTCATTTGAGCGACCAGCAACGTGGTCAGTGAAGTAGGTCACTGCATTGTAAGCAGTCCACCAGGAGCCTTCAGCATACTCAGCACCAGGCTGAGTTTCCATCAGGTCACGAACAGTCTCACCCGTGCGAGTAAGATCGCCCTTCGTACCAGTCTTAGTACCAAACAGTTCAGTGAGATACTCATCCAGAGAGGTAGTGGTGTAGCGCTTTGAACCAAGATACTGAGCCATCTCACGATAGTCTTCCATCTTGCTGTGAGCGATACCGAGAGTGGATTTGACGTTCTCAGCATCAAACGCTTTACGATGATTTAACTTAACAGCGTTTGCCGCATCTTTGCTGAGAGAATAAGTCAGCGTATTGTTGCACACCACACGAATAGGAGTGAATCGAATATCAATCGACTTACCATACTGATGAGGGTTAGAAAACAGCAGGAACGATTCAACCTTGTCTCCGTTGAAGAGTTCAAAGTCATCTTCAACCTTAGCAAGCGCCCATACAATCTGACCGTCTTTGAGAGAACCAGCAGTGTGCATCTTCATGTCGCCCGCTTCGACGAACTCATTGAAAAACTCAAATGCTTCAGAATTCTGAACCGGATTCCAATTAGCACCAACCTGTGTCATCACCTTACTGTCAATGTCACGTACAAGCGCTTTCTGGCCAGTTGGGATTTTCTCACCGTCGAACTCAACAAAAGATTCGAGTTCCTCAACACGCCAGTCGAGCCCTGCGAGCGTCATCATGTCCATAGCAGAAGTGTCTTCTGGTACTTCAACCCCCAGACCATGCCATGGCACTGCGCCTACATAGGCCATCTGTGCTTCACCGTTTACAATTTCAATTTCACCGCTCATTTTTAGTCTTCCTTTTCAAGCATTCAATATATATATAATAACAGTTTTCAAAACAAAAGTCAAGCACTTTCTCGACTTTTTTACAAAATTTACACAGCAACAGCAAACATTTCTGCTCTGCTATCGTACAGGTCAAACAACTCACTTGCCAATTCACGCTTTCCTGCTTTGGGAAAGTCGACCACCTTAGAGTAGGGAGACTTCTTAGCATACACTACAACGCCGGAAGTCTTTGCTAGTTTGTTCCAGACATACTGTCCGCCAGCAGATTGACTAGAGCCAGCCATGAGTGTGATATTCATCTTCCTCATGAGGAACTTGTAAATTTTAAGAGCAAGGTTTTTACCCTTGTATCGATTATCGACCTTCAACAGATCAACGTGCCAGCCACATCGCTCCTTTGTCAAGTCTATACTTGCAGCGATGCGATAGCGAGTTTCCATGTCGCCGTCGTAATTGCGAAATCGTCTAGTCGCATTGCGGTCATAAACCCACACTGTGTTATATGTAGACTCATCAGAGTCGAAGTATATATCGTATCCGAAAGCACGGCCAACGAGTTCTACGTCGTCTAGATTACCGTATCCAAGCGAAACTCTTTTGCTCATTTGAACTCTTGCAACCACGTTAACTCTCCATTTCTCGATTCGATATAGATATTATATCTGTTTTCAAAACAAAAGTCAAGCACTTTTTCACTTTTTTTTATAAAAAATTTGACAATTTAAAGTGTATTTTTTCACTTTTTTCATTTTTTTCATTTTTTACATGAAAAATTAGTCGATATCGTCTGCACCGCCCTTTAGAATATTCAAAAACTGAGTGTAGTAGCTCATAGGGTCAGACTCAAATTCTGCCATTGGGATAATGTTTTCAAGATTATTGTGCAATGGGTGATCGTTACCCTGCATTCTCATAATGAGCGCTTTGGTGCACTCTAGCATCAAAGCAGCATCATATCCCAGTTTTTCAGTTTTTTCGATGTTGAATCCCATATCTCGTAGTGAGCCTAGCGTTTGAACGAGGACTTCAGTTGCAATGTCAATTGCAACTTCTACCTGCTCCTCTTGAATTCGTTCGTGTAACTCTGTTCTATTTTGAGGAGGTTCGAACTCTGTGTTTCGCCTGGGAAAGAGAATCACATTCGAGGAAAGCATTTCCTTATCCAGTTTAAATTCTACTTCGTCAACTTCTAGGTCATCTGGTGTAAAAGTGATATCCATTTTTATCTCCTATATTGCTCGTAATAGAATGCATTCGCCGTTGATGCGGCCCGTAGCAATACCAGGCTTGGTTTTAATTTCACCAAACGCCCTGATAGCACGAAGTTTAGTAGTCTTTAACACGCTGTTAAGCACGTCTTCTGGTTTGCGAATTTTCTTCTTGAAGGATTTATCTTCGTCGAAATTCTGAAGAGTCGTGCCCTTCACAGAAAATTTCTCGCCATCCTTCGCTTGATAGATAAACAAATCACGATACTTCGTATTGAAAACGAACAGTATTTCGCTCTGTGGAATTACAATGGGGTCGATGCTGCTAATCTTAAAATCACCATCAAACTCCTTGTATTTTAACTTTGAGACGATTTTTTCGAAAGATACCTTGCGCTTCACACGAACCTTCTTCTGACCCGTCGCATAAGAATTGGCGTCATCGATGAGAGAATTCACAAAGTCAAGATACTTCTTATGCTGTGGGATTTTGAGAAATTGATAAGACTCGACGAGTTCTGGAGTTTTATCCTCAACCAACTCTCGTAGCTCTTTCTGTAAGCGAGAATAATATTCAGCAATATTAGCTGCATATTTCTTAGCAGGCTTCAGAACAATCAGTCTACGATACAGACTGAACTTGGGCTTCAAATTCTTGCAACTCTGTTCTATTTTGAGGAGGTTCGAACTCTTTGTCTCTAGAGAATGCATTTTGTTGATATCGACCAATTGATCGACTAGATAGTCAATGGCGCTCTCACATTCACACATAATCTGATCGTAGGTTATCTGAGATTTGTTCATTGTCATTCCTTTTCGTTTCTGATATATCTATATTACATCATTTTAGAAACGAATGTCAACCTCTTTTTAAAGATTTTACATGATTGCGGTGAATTTTGCAGTTGATGATACCATTGAGATACGAATCATCTAGCAGAACGTTTCTATCAAATTGCTCCTGGGCTTCTAGATACCCCATCTCTCCTTTAGATTTACAAAGATGTAGAATATTACGGCGAAAAGCGCCTCTACCATTCTCTAGTAGAAGACGCTTCACCAACTCAGAACTACCAAAATAGTCTTTCCAATCCGATTCAACTATCTTACGTCTCTTGCGAATCTTACCTTTGAGTGGAGGTAAGGTCTTTTTAGACCAAAATAGCTTTTTACCAACATACTTTTTATCAGTATCTAATTGTGTGATAATATAAACGAATCCGACATAATCTTCAGGTACATCTAAGAATTCTTCATTATTGTAAAACCATGTTATGGCAGCATCTCCTCTTCGTCTCTCATCAACTCTTCATCTCCACAGAAAGGACAATAGAGTACATCATCATATAACTCATGCTTTATAGTGAAAATTGCTCCGCAGTTATCACAGATGCGTTCTTTATCATATGCTTCATCCATTGTTTGCTCCCCAAACGTCTTCCCAAGAACCACTGAGTGCTGCTGTAGCATAGTCTGTGGAACGATTCTCGAAAAAGTTAGTGTGTGTTGGTGCGTTAATCATTTCTTCTACCCAAGGCAGAGGATTCTTCTTAACTTTAAAGATGCCCCTCATACCCATAGAAATCAAGCGACGGTCAGCAATGTAACGAATATACTGCTTTACATCCACTGCTGTGAGATTTTCCATCTCGCCCATCTGAAACGCTAAGTCAACGAAATCATCTTCAAGTTCTACCATTTTCTCAGCGATAGAGTAGATTTGGCCCTTTGTATCGTCATTCCAGATTTCAGGGTTCTCTTCAAGATATGCACGAAACAGTGCAATGATGCCTTCGGCGTGCATCGTTTCATCAACGATAGACCAAGTAACAATCTGACCCATACCCTTCATCTTACCATGACGAGGAAAGTTCAGTAGCATAATAAACGAACTGAATAGTGCTAGACCTTCAGTGAATGCAGAGATTGCTGCCATCTTAACAGGTAGAACTGCATCATTGTCTACCTTCGCCATGAAGTACTCGTGCTTCTCACGCATTGCATCGTATTCTAGAAACTCGTTATATGTGCTTTCTGGCATACCAAGAGTTTCAATCAAATGTGAATACGCAGCGATATGGATCGCTTCACGAGCAGCAAACCCCATAAGCATCATACGGACTTCTGGTTGAGGGAAATGTGGCAGGTAGTTTTTAACGTAACCACCCGCCACATCGATATCAGACTGTGTGAAGAATCGAAAGATTTGTACTAGAAAATATTTTTCAGCGCTTGATAAACGATTACGCCAATCTTTAAGATCTTCCATCATCGGAACTTCACCATGCAACCAATGAGACTGCTCGTGCTTTAACCAAAGTGTGTACATATTAGGATAGTTAAATGGCTTAAAATAAAGCCTCTCATCAGTTAGCATATGTTTGTTAGCCCTTCATGAATAATGTATATGCGCCATAAGCAAGGGCGCAAACTGCAACAATCTTAACAACCGTTACTGGCAATAGAAGTAATACAGCACCGCCGGCAACCATTACAGTGCCGTCTAGTGTCGTGCGTTCTGATAATCTATCTTTAACCCATTGCATTGTAGTTCTCCTTATTTTTTCTGTGTTGGGACAGGTGCCTCAACAACAACTGGTGCTACTGGTTCTTCTGCGAACATATGCGTAGAAGATGTAATATCTGCTTCCATAAAATATGCTACAACAACAATAACAGCAACGAAACCAAGTACACTAATAACAACTTTAATCATCGGTATTTCCTTTCTTTAGAGTATCTATATTTTCTCTAAGTGCAGTATAACCTCCTTCTAATAGTTTACCATTAACAAAAATCTGTGGTACACCTGTAAGCTCCCAAAATTCCAATATGCTATGGCTATCGTCTAAGTCAAGCTCAGTATAGTTGATTCCACTATCACTCAGAAGTTTTTTTGCAGACTCGCAATACCAGTGCTCGGGTGCTGTGCACCAATCTGCCGTGATTATTTTGACGTGGATCAATCAGCCATCCTTGTGTCACCAGGGCGAAAATTTAAAGCACTACCATTTAAATGCATAATCATAAATCCAATAACACACCTTTTCGATTTTGAAATAGGATTATTTGCTGTTTCGGAATCAAGCATCATCAAGAATAGTTCATTGATAATAATCTCTGCTTCATTTACTGTTACATCATTCTTAGAATTTGGCAGTCTGTTTTTATAGCAACGAAGTTTCCACGCTAGATAATCATATGTAGTGTAAGACTTTCTAGCAAATTCAAAATCAAGTAGTAGCTTTAGACCAGGGGCAGTTTGCACAGTATGTGACTTATAAACAAATCCTTGTGGAACAGTGAGCCGAACCCATCGATAAGGATGAACACCAATTTCTTTCAATACGGGCACAAACTGCTTGATGGCAATATCTTCAAACGATAGCTTCTCAATTAGTTCGTAACCACTCTTTTTCATATTCCACACAGTCTTTGTGTCTGCACTCATAAACATTATAACTCTCCTTTAATCATTAACCCTCACAGGCCATACAATCTTCGCCCATAGCGATAGCGGACATATCCAGTTCTTGAATAACTTGCCTTTCAATACGACGAGATACCTTGTCTGCTTTACCAATCTTCTCAGACCGACAGTAGTACATCGTTTTCAGACCTTTTTTCCATGCCAAGAAATGAACCGCATGTAGATATTTCACATTTACATCTGGACGAAAAAACACATTTAAAGACTGTGCTTGGTCAATAAACATTTGTCTATCCGCAGCATGTTCAATAACCCATCGTTGGTCAATTTCCATTGCTGTCTTATATATATCTTTTTCATAATCAGAAAGAAATCTCACATGCTGTACAGAACCTTCGTGTGCAATTATCGATGACCAAACTCTATCATAGTTGATTGAAGAGTCTTCGTCAATCTTTTTCTTAATTAAAGCATCAAGAAATTTGTTCTTATTTAGAAATGCGCCACTTAATGTGTCTTGCCTGTATGCATTAGCTCTCCAAGGCTCGACAGAAGGAGACGTATTGCCCATAATAATGGAAGAAGATGCGTTAGGAGCAACAGCCATAACATGACTGCAACGACGACCAGTGTCCTTAGCGTCAGGTGCTTCTCCTCTAATACTACCCAGCTTCAAATTTGCTGCATCTAGACCTTCTCTAATGTGCTTGAAGACACGCATGTTGAGAGACTTCGCAACAGCAGATTCAAACGGAACATTTTTCTTCTGAAGATAAGCATGAAATCCAAGAGCGCCAACACCAACAGAACGCTCACGCATAGCAGAGTATTTAGCTCGTGAAACAAAATCAGGAGCATTGGTAATAAAATGCTGTAACACGTTATCCAGCATTTCTAGAACATCTTCGAGAAACTGTTCATTCTGAGACCATTCGTCAAAGTATTCTAGGTTCAAAGATGATAAGCAACAAACAGCAGTGCGGTCAATGTCTGTTGGCAATGTGATTTCAGAGCATAGGTTTGATTGACGAACTTTTAGACCTTTGTCTTTGAGCCAATATGGAAGCGCTCGATTTGATGTATCGATATAATGAAGGTATGGCTCACCAGTCTGCATACGCATTTCAAGAATACGTTGCCACAACTCACGAGCAGGTATGATCTCTCTAACTTCATTAGTCTCTGGTTCTTTGAGTTCCCAGCTATCATCTGCATTTGGATCAAGCATAGACTTTTCTACAAGGCTCATAAACTTATCAGAGATATTGATACCATGATGAAGATTGAGACAACGGAAGTTTTGGTCACCAGTAGGCTTTCTCATCTCAAGAAACAACAGAATATCTGGATGGTCAATATCTAGATACGCAGCATAAGAGCCACGGCGAGTTTTGCCTTGACGATACGCAAGAGAAGAAGCATCATACATCTTTAGATGTGGGAGAACACCTGTAGACTTATCACCAGCAGAACGAATGCCGAAGCCGACACCAACGCCACCACCAAGCATACTAAGCCAGTTCGTTTCAGAGAGTGTGTCAACTAAACCCTCCGCTGTATCTGGAATCCAATTCAAATAGCATGAAATAGGCAATCCTTTCGACGATTTACCACCATAAGATAAAATAGGTGTAGAGTAGCTTAACCAATGATTCGATGAATATTCATATAGCCGTTGAGCGTGTTGAATGTTAGAACTAAACGTTTTAGAAACAAAAGCAAATCGTTCTTGTGGGCTTAGCTCATCATCGTTCATATACGATTCTTTTAGACGACGAATACCTAAATCGTCAAATAACTGATCTTTATTCGGACTAATTGTAATACCCATATGTTCCATTTTTCATTCGTTCCTTATGTAATATATTCTTCTAGTTTATTTTTAAGTATATGCAAATTATTACTTTCAGGCGCTTCTCGCAACAATCTAGCAAACTCTATCTTCATCAAATCTATATCATTTTGTATTGTCGTCAAATCTCTATTATTTGCAGCATCAACAAATAGCGGATGCGCTTGGTCTAGACCTTGGCCTGCTTTTTGAAATTCTGTGTATCTCCATACAATGTCTTCAGCTTTATCACCAATAACATTTCGTATTTCATCTCTATTTGTAGTTAAAAATGACATTTGATATATTTTATGGTATAGTATAGCATTTATTTGACTACTAGTCAATTCAATTTGTTTCATTGCCTCATCAGTAATGCTATAAAAATATTGAAACCAAGATATATTCGAATGCAGTTTACTATCGAATTCATTTTGAATCATATATTTAATGGCAGGGTGATTGATATTATTTCTAATAGTTTTTAATACAAGAACAAGTCGAAGATCGTTGCACTTTCTAGATAATGGTCTAGCGCCATGTAGAGCATTAGAATCGAATATAATCAGTCGCCCACATTTTGGTAAAATCGAATGTTCTATATCCTTCGTATCATCATTAATGAGTACAGTTTCGCCGCCCCATTGATAGTTCCATTTCGTATTTAAATATACCATACAAGTTTCAGATGGCTCACAGTATTGCCGTGCTATCCACGGGTCATCTCTATGAATATACCCATCAGTACCGTATGTATATCCATTAAAATATATTCTATTGACGCCCGTATTGTCGCCGTCGGGCAGATGTGGTTTTATATTTTCCCATATATCAAATAAGTCAAAATAAGTGTCCCTGTAATAACTTAGCTTAGATATATCATACGGAAGATGTTTAACTATGAGAGTAGAACGCTCGTCTGGTCTATAGTTCCAATGGCCATGTGGGTCAACTGAATGATTTGCTTTCCACCCATATTTCATACCTTGTAATGGATACTTGTTTCTTATATAGTTAACATTATTTTGGTCGATAAAGTTATCAATAGTTTTATATAACATTTAATAATACACCCAATTTATTAACGTTTTCGCTAGATAAGTCAAAATCATTAATGATTACTGTTGGCGATATATCACTCCTCATAGAGTCTTTTTGCTCTAAGAGGTTTGCAAACTCTATCCATCTCAGTTGTGTAATCCATGGATCGGGTAAAACTGTATTATTAATAATATCATTTGTTCTATCTTTCTTTTGACAAAATATATTAACAAGAACTTCAGCTTCGATACCAATTATATCCTGAACTTCTTCTCTCTCTATGAAAAGTTGTTTAGAATGTTTGTAGTAGGTAGTACCGTAAATAGAATGAAAGAGTCCTGCTTTTTGTTCAACGACAGAACGACCAAAATGATTCAAGATATCAGAGGTGCCAATCAAATGCTCTAATAGTGTTTTTTTAGAATGTGGCAATTTATCAGCACCAATTGAATAGAGATAGTCAATTTGTATTTCTAATCCTTCTATCATATTCTTTTCCAAGTGATTAATTTCATTTCGGCTTCAAGACCGCTATATGAATTACTATCTATAATGAGTTGAATGTCAGCAGATTTCATACCACTGATTATCATATCGTTTATATCTTTACCAGGAGTGTCTGGCCAGAAGCATACTTTATATCCCTCTTTGACACACTTATTCATCTTCTCAACGATTTGTTTATTTCTCGGTTCGTTGTCGAACACGATAGTAGCATTCTCAGTACGCATCAAGCTTTTAAATGATGAACCAGCCATAGCAATAGAATTATCAAGGAACAAACTATCAATTGGTCCTTCAACGACTGAATATTTACTGTTATAGTCTAAATCATGTAGACCGTATACCTTTTCTTTGTTTTCATCTAGCATTATAGTTATATATCTTATTTCAGTCGAACCAAACGCTCGACCTTGAAATCCAAATACGCTCCCACGCTGATCTATAAATGGTAGTATGAGACGAGAATGTTCTTTCATCTCCAGCTTACCAGGCACGAGCGAATTTACCCAATCAACAAACTTGGGAGCGTAGTATAGTTTATAATGTTTATTTGTGGGGATTTTTCGTGATTCAACATACACCCGTGCTTTGTGATTAGGCATGAGTTGTGAAATCTTTTTGATTTTGAGGAGAGGAGAACCACGCTTGCGAAACTTCGGCGTCTTGAAGTTTAATGCTGTAGGTTCTTTCTTCTTAGTCGATAGTTTTTCTAAACCATGCTCAGAAACATAGTCGTTATATAGCATAGTATCAACTAACTTTAGGAAGTATTTAAGATTATGACTTGCGTTGCAGTTATGACAATAGAATATAGTCAGTTCATGACTTTTTTCGAGTATCCAACCACGAGCCTTACTCTTAGATTTCTGGGAATCACCACATATAGGACAACGACAGTTGACCCTGTATGGATGAGTAGACTTTACGCTGAATCTCTCTAGTCTATTTGACAAGAGATTAGCAAACTTCATATCAATAGGATTCATTCGTTCTTCCTTACGTCACTTACATCATAAGCTATAATAGCTATTATACAGTGTTTGTAAGAAATGTCAACCTAAAACATAGCAGAAATATCAATCTTGGACATTAAAAATCCTATAGCAGCAGCAGAGGCGATTACACCATACTTCCATTTTTCAAGCATGGTGATACGATTCTCGTGCTTCTCGAACATTGTTCTGACAGCTTTAAACTCTCCCACGATAGAATCGTAATTGCGCTCCATCGTGTGATTGAGGTCATCACGCAATTCTGAAATTCTCTTATGAGTAATGCCGATGCTTTCATCTTGATTTTCAAGACGAGACTCATGCACAGCCAGTAGCTTTGAAATATGACTTGACATTTCAGTCATTTTTTCAATTGCTCTATCTAATCTATCGACTAGAAGTCTATTTGTTTCAACTGTAGTTTTGATACTACTCACTTCACTTTGAAGTTTGTTGAGTTGAGTCTGGTTTTGATCCGTCATCTGCTGGTTTAATCGCTTTCTCGTAGTAAAGAATAACTTCCTTTTGTTGGCGAATATATCTCTCCAACTCAGATACGTTTAGTGCCAGATTCTGATAACCACGAATAGAGAAAGCGACAATAGCTAACTGGCCGTTCTCACCTCTAAATTCTTCTAAGAATGCATCGATGTTCTTTTCGCTTACAACCCGGATATCAACGTCGTATAGTTCAATCGGCTTTGGTGGGGATGCTTCCTGAATCTGCTTTGACTGGTATTCTGTCTGCGTTATTATGGTTGCTGGCAGCTTTTTTCCTGTCGAGCATCCGCTGACGAACATCGTTACCGCTAAGAGACTCAATACGAGCCCAAACTTTTGTAGTTGCATTTTTCATCCTCTTTTCGAGATTATTTGGATCCCTCAATGCATCTTTTGATAAATCTCGCTTTGATAATACTTTTCGCAACTTATCCTGTTGTGCAGTAGCCTTAGTGAGGTTGCCTTGAAGTTCCTTATTCAACACTTGTTGCTGTTGAATGTCAGAATTCATTTGCTTGATTGTAGCCTGAGACGTTTCAACAGCTTGTTCTAGCTTTGCTTGATTCTCAGCATAGATAGCAAGTCGTTCTTGTGTGTCTTCATAATACATGAAACCGCCATAACCTACGCCACCCAGAACGCCCATAAGAACTAAGATTAAAATGAAAATAGGCATACGTTAACTCTCCTCAAACTCTTTTCGGCTCAGTTTCAACAATTTCTTCTGTGCTTTTTTAGACACAGGAGGAGAATCGGGTGGCAAACCAGCAACATTTCCACCACCAGAAGTATTGACAATCTCTTCAAAACGAAGGTTGATATCGTTTTCTTCTGAGAGTGTTGTATAGTGCTTCATGAATCCTTCTTGAAGAACCTCGTCAGGAGTTTCATCTGTATAATTCTTACCTTCTTTGACAAGATACAACGCAGCAGCATATGACCCCAATCTTGTTTTACCACCTGGAATCTTCTCAATCAATCGTTTTAGTTTGAGAATCATTAGATCGTATAAACCAAAGGCATCTCGTTCTTTGATTGTGCGTAAATTCTTTCTACTCTTGAGTAGTTTACCACGCTCATCGATTATCCCAAGTTTATACGCTTGCCATTCGCTGAAAGGAGTGGCAAGTCTTTTAATCATGTTGTATACTAGAAATAAATCGACTATCATTAGATGTTCCTAATTTTCTCTATTACATGCTGATCCATACCAATGTCCGTATTTCGTTTTCGTTGTTTGTTATATACTACAAAATCTGGCATAAAGTTGAGTTTAAGAAGAAACGGCTTTAGAACTTTAGAGTGTTCTTCTAGTTTTAAAAATAATATATTAGTTGCTGCTAAACCAAAACAGTTATAGAGTACAATAATATGATTGAGTATTAGCCGTTCTTTTAACTCACCTGAATTATCATAACGATTGAAGAGTCGCTTGAGATATTGTATACGTTTCAAATCCTCCTCGAACTCTTCTTGACTAGTACACTGTGGATTATCATAGTACTTTGCTGCATATAGTAAAAATGTTTCGTCAGTTAGTTCCATAATAAATCCACAGTGTTACAATGTTACAAAAAATTAAGATACTGTAATTGTACCGGCTGCTGTTCCGATTGCTACTAGACTAGTAATAGTAGAGTTGGTAGCAGTGCCCTTGTCTTTAATAGTACCACTGTTTAGAGCAAGAGGATTGGCTACAACAGATACAACATCTGTTGCAAGTAGTTCACCCGATGACCATATATGAGTAAACACAAGTTCGTTTGTACCCGTGCCAGAAGCATATGGTAGAACGATGTTGACACTAGTACTTGTACCAGCGCTATCGTTTGTTACAGTTAGCTGTGGCGTACCGCCAGTAGTAACAACATCAACTTCTTCATTGAACCGAACACGAACTGATAGAGCAGCGGCTGTTGCAGCAGCAATGGCAGTTGTAATGAATTCGATTTCTGTAATGTCAGCGGCAGCAAGACTAACGTTCAACCCGCCAACACAGGCAAGAACTTCTGGTGCTGCGTCTGGATTACCTGTTGATAGACCAGGCTCTGCTAGCCAACCTGCGGCTGTAGCATATACCTGCTTCTTTTCTGCGACTGTTAAATATTTTGGTTTTGCTTCGTCAGCGTCTGATGTACCCCAGAGTGCCATGGCGTGTTTCCTTTTTTGATTTTAATTAGTTACTTTTTGGCTTCTTGTTTAGCAATAGCCTTTGAGATTGCTCCCCGGCGCTTTTTAAGATATTTATCAGAAGAATCTACATCGCCATCGTTGTCGATATCAGCATCGTCTTGTCCAACAGGATCCATGCCATCGCCATCATCAGTCTTCTTACTGACCTTTGCAAATTTTTCATTCATATCTTTAGCCATCAGCATATTCCTCTATTTTAATTTTTAACCTATTCTTACCTTTATGAAGACGATGAAACGTTTCTTTTGGTATATATAATGTATTTGTGCTATTTATAAGAAATGGTAAGTCATTATCATACTGAAACATCCAACCATCGCCTTCGACGACTTCTATGAGCCTGTCTTTCTTGTCACGATGCCATTCAAGCTCATGCTCATTAGCACTATCATCAAACTCACGAAACCAAATATCACCGACTCTCTCACAATCTATATATGGCTTCATAATATTATGCCCTTCTCAATCAACAGTTCTCTATTTTTCAAATGCCGATTTTCGATGTCATCTTTTGACTGGCCAAAATACGCAACGCCTATGTGATCACGAATCATTACTTTATGAAGAAACACCTCGCTATCTGTAAGACCGTCGTAAATTTTAAATTTTCCGAGTATCCTTCCAAACTTTCCTCTCGCATCATCCTTTTCTGTGACGAGCGTTTGGTAGGATTTGAGTGGTAAAAATTTCTTAACATAATCTTTAGCCAATAATCCATATTTTTTCTCAATCTTATCACGAGTTCTAGATTCGGGTGTGTCAATACCAAACAGTCTAACTCTTTGATTTGCTAAAACGATATCAAAGCCAAGGTCGATATCAACGTCAACAGTATCGCCATCAATAATCTTGACCATCTTACATTTATATTCGTACATTTTTTACCACCATGAACTAGGATTGTCAACTTGCATACCAAGCATCTTAGCATATCGTGGTAGGCGACATGCCCAATACAATGCCTTTGTTTTATCGTTTCTCGTATCACATTTAAATCTAGCTGCAAATGACTTTCTAGCAGCAACGTTGTTAATTTTAACGTTAAGTCCTGTTGTGTCACCCCAAGTAACTTTCTTTATATTACCTGTAGATGGGTCTTTCACATACACATAGAACTTCTTTGGACCACCACGCTTTGGCTTATTCAGTTCTGGCTCAGCTTCTTCGACAAGAGGACAGTCAAGAGGAATTTCTTCCCCTTGATAATCTGCCATCTCGCCGAGATTAGTATCTAGAATTTGAGCATCAAGCGGAGATACTTTCAGCGTACCGTCTTTATAGTAACGTCTTGCTTCACGAAAGAATTGAAAGTAACTTTCTGAAAGTGGACGATACACATTATCTACGAATGAAACGTTATTCGCTTCCATAAACCACATAGCTTTCTCTACATCCACATATTGCTCAAATTTCATCATTGTCCTGGAGTATCCTTTTTATACTTTGCGTTCAACTCATCTGTGCCTTGCTCGCCTGCACCATACTCTTCTTCTACCATTTTAGCAAGCGCTCTGGGGTTTAGGTTAAGACTATGTTTACGGATAACTTCTGCTGCCCAATAACCAACACTACGAGACCTGTCTTTGTCTCTTTCTTTTTTCACTAATTCAACAGCTTTTTTGTATTTGCCTTTGTTTAGCATAATGCCTAATTTGGATTCATCTACATCTAAAGATTCTACAACAGACGGCACAAATCCATCCTCTGCTTGTTGTTCCGAAAATTCAATAGTAAACATTGTATCGTTAATCATAGCATTAAACGATTCAATCACGCCCTCATGCTCAACTTCTTCATTACGAACTTTAGCTGCTTTTGCATCACGAATCCATTTTTTAGCTGCTGGCCTTTTGGGTTCTTTCTTGACCCATACTGCCATTCTTTTATATATAGCCATTGCAGCAGCATCAAAACGAACTTTAGCTGCTTTTGCATTCACCTCTTCTGAAGTGTCAATTACGATGAAGTTTCTCCCGAATTGGGTTTGGAAGCTTCCAATGTTGCGCTGTACAGCATTCCACATCTTCTCAACTTCATCTTCTGGTAATGTGCGCTCACGGGCTTTGTTGCGAGCCTGTGCAGTTTTAAGGTCTGAGTTGACGAAAATCATTGCAGTATCATAACCGAGCAATTCTAATTCGTCAGCTTGTTGTTTAATCTTACTGTAATTTTTACCAGTGCCATCAATGATAAGTCCTAAACGACCATTCAATGCGAGTTTTTGTTTTAGCCCTGTAAGTGCTACCGCACGACTACGAACTTTTTGACCTTTAGGTGAGAAAATATCTTCAGGCGTTGCTTTCAACCCAACCTTCTTCAGTAGTGCTTCGAACGCATCATCAGAATTGACTAGCTTCAGCCCCAAAGCAGTCAATGCTGTTTTACCAACAACAAATGATTTACCTGATCCTGGACCACCTGCAAGAAATACAGCTTTGAAGATGGCTGGATCATATACGCCTTCATCAAGATCAAATTCTTCATTACGAACTTTAGCGGCTAAGTCAGCATCAGCTTTACCCCATGTACCCTTTCCTTTTGTAATGAAAGAGTTTACACGAGCATATGCCCACTGTTCTTGAAGAGCGCCTGGGCGATGACCAGTTCTCCAAGCAGCCATACCTCTATCATAGACCTTCTTGAGAATGCCATAAGAAATGCCAGACTTCTCTGCTTTCTTCTCTAATCCTGCAAGAGATTTTTCTACAAGCACTTCTTCAAACATCTCGTTCAAAACGTCATCGAGCATATAGTCCACTTCTTCGATGAGGCCCTTTTCATCAAGTTCGACTGGTGCTGCTCTGTTGACTCTATAGCGCTTAAATCTCTGGTCGTGCTTGACTACACCTTCTTTACCAAACATTTTATGATAGCGCTTTGTGTGCTTTGAAGTCTTTGTAACAGCATCTACACTCTCTTCTGCTGGTCCTTCTCTAACCTTTGCGAGTCTTTCTTTCTCAGCTTTCTTTACAAGAGGTAGCAGTTTCTTAGCAATTTTACCAATCGCTGCCTTTTTCTTTTCAACTTGTTTATCAACTGACATTCTCTCTGACGGAGACAGTTGATCGTAATTGACGCCCTTTTTACCAGCAACTTTCTTTCTAATGATTTGAATTGCTTTTTTACGAGCACGAATTTTTAACTTCTCAGGTGATGCCATCTTCTTTGCAGCAATCCTGCGACCACGCATAATCTTAGATTTTGCTTTCTTAAAAGCCATCGCTCTCTTCTTACGAGCAGCAACACTGAGAACAGCTTCGAACATCAAGTCTTCGCCGAGTTCTAGTTCCATCTCTTCAGCAATCTTCATACCATCTCTGATTGCTTGAAATATCTTACTTGAAGAACTCTGTAGCTTCTTAGGAAGACCCGTTTTAAAGGCTCTCTCATCGCCGTCAGCAGCCGCAGCTCGCATCTTTGATGCTGACATACCTTCTGCGCCTTCAGCATCAGGGTCACGCTCACCAGCAGAGACGACTTCAATAGAGTCGAATGTGTATTCTTTACCGTTGTATTTGTTGAGTAGAGTTTCAAACTCTGCAACTCTATCAGAGCCAGCAACCATAATGAGTTTTGTATGACCCATGTCTTCAAGCTCTTTAGCAACTTGCATAATTGTCTTTGAGCGAGACTTTGTGACCATACTACCAAAGGCTTTCTTTGCGATCGCAATCTTAGTAACATATGGCAATGGATTCTTCTTCGAATCATATGTTTGCGAAAGATAGAGATGTGGCATCGCATCATTTTGTGCTGCGATTGCGTTGATCTTAGCAACGACTTTTTCGTGCCCAATCGTAGGAGGGTTCATTCTTCCAAAAGAGAATACTGCTGTTGATGATACAGCTTCTTCTAACTTAGGATTAAGTTCAATCGTATTTTTTACGACAGCATCATTCTTCTTCTTGTCCTTTTTGGACTTCGTGTCGTCTTTCATTTTTCTCTCCAGGTTTTCCGTAGACTTGACTGGTCTATGATATATTGATTATTTAGTAGAATACTACGTTTATTTATTATAATTTTTTTCTCAAAATTCCAAGAGTTTTAAATCCATCCTCTTTAGCTAAAATTGAATCATATCCACACAACTCTAAGAATGTGGCAAAGTCTTTGCTGTCATACCAAAACTTATCAACTGATTGAACTTTATCTCCAAAGGCTTTTTTTAATTTGATATAAATTGGTTTCAATTTAGCTAAATCTGTATTTTTAGATTTTTCTTTCATAATCAAATTTAACAATTCTGTTATTTTCATTCTTTTTTCAGAATTTCCCACATCAAAAGTATTAGTAGGATTATAATCAATTGAATCTACTTCTGCATTTTTGCGATAATAGGCATACCCATCAGCAACCTTTTTATCGTATGAGAACCAAACTATTGGCTTCTTACCGTAAAGAGTATCACCTTTATCAAATCCTCTATATAATTTTTTTTCATAAAATTGTTTGAAGCTTTTCATTTTTGCCAACCCTTTTGTACATCAGCAGAAAAGTTAGCATGGCTAAACTGAAGTCTATCAACTAGTTTTACAGCAGTGCCTTTCAACTTATCTACAGCAACGAAGCCTTCTTGACCTGTGACTTTGTATCCATCTTTCGTAGAGAGTAGTGTGTTGATTGTAGCTGCTTGGTCCATCTTCTTGATGATGATATCTTTGGCTTGAACAATCTTGTCCATTAGGTCGAAGATGAGTTTAATTTTTCTTTTATCAGTCTTTGTAAAGTAGTCCATTACAGATGTTTGACGACCACGAACCCCAGACTTGCCCTTCTCTGTTTTACGCTTACCTTCTTCTTTTCCAAAGTAATCCATAAGATACTGCATGAGGTCTTTCGTCAACTTCGTTGTATTACCCATTCTCTCACCGACACGAACTTTTGTGTTTAAGAATGTTTTTGTTCTCATAAGAAGTTCATCATTATCTGAGATGCCGTTGAGTGTAGCACGGTCAATCTTATTGAAAATCTTACCAGCGTCTGCTAGGATTGTTGTAATCGTAGCAGTCTCTTTTTCAGTCATCATTGCTTTGCCAGAAACGTCACGATATGCAGCATCAGTAGAGAATATACTAGATGTGTCTTTTAGATTTGATGCAATCTGCTTCGCAAAGCTAGCTTGCATTGTTTCAAATGAGTCACCCGTGTAAGTAGTATGCCATACGACGCCGATGCTGGCTCGTGCGATTTGGCGACCCAATGGAGTGTCTTTTGGTACAGCGTAAACAATGGTATTAGGATGAAAAGTAATATGCTTGACACCATTATAGGTAATGTCTTTCGTGTCACCTTTAGTAAAGAGCAGGTCGCCTTGAATGACGCCTGTGATACCAAGTTTCGGAAACTCTTGTAACGCAGTCTTGAGTTTATCTGCCAAATCCCCAGATGTATCGGCATCAACATCAGCTTCTGTTTTATATACCTTTGGGTTCTTGTTAAAGATACCCTTCTTGGCAACGAAAAATTTGTCATCATTTGGATCAATCCCTGCAAAAATGGCGGGCGAACCGTCCCATTTAACTGTAGCATCAACTGTAGTCTTCGCATCGCCTGAGAGCATATCACGAAGTGAGCGTAAAAAATTAATCGCTTCACGGGCGCCATCCACACCGCCATTGAGAACGTTGTCCTCAATATGCTCCATGTGTGTATTCTTTTGTTCTATGAGGTAGGAGTTAAAGTTTTTCATATTACGTTCCCTACAACTTAATCTTAAATCCAACACGGGTTCCAGCAGCAGATGGACCACCATATGTTGATAATCTAAATTCTTTAAATAGAGGTAATTCGTCAACAATTTTTTTATTGATTTTTAATATATTATTTTTCGAATTTACATTATATAATTCAAAAGTATCATTTGACCTATTGTGAATTACAAAATAGTCATCACCACCTTTTATAAAATGTGATAATATCATTTTATGAATTTTTATCATTAATCCACTACTTGTAGTTTTAAGTGCAGATGGTAGTTTGCCAGATTTACCCACCCCCTTATCTCCAGCATATCCAATAGTAGGGTCAAGACTTTTATAATATTCCATTATAGCATGAAATGCACCACCTTCATTACCACGTTTTTTACGAATTTTATTCCACTCATTACCTCCTTTTTTAAACACATTTGTAAGTTCTGAAACACTCTTAATATATAACTCAGATGTACTATCCAATTCTACCTTACCCGCTTCCGACTTTTTGTTTTGTTTTCTTCTTGCAGTAATATCAAAAAAAGTGATTTCATTTTTTCTAGCATTAGTTCCCTTAATCTCAAATTGAATTCTTTTTCCACCAATAGTCATAACCAAATCTGGTTTTGTTGAACCACTAGGTGCAACAGAGAATTCTGATTTAAATTCTATCCCTTCCTTCAAACACAGTTCTTTTATGTATGCAGCGCATTCTTCTTGAGTTTTTGTTCCAGCGGCAACTCTTTTTTGACTCTTACCGCCCGGTTTTTCAACATGAGCTATCATGATATACCCATCAAAAGGTTTATCATAAGATTTTAATGATACCTTTGCAAACCATGATCTTCCTATAAGTTTATGAAGAGTTGCTGGAGCAACAAACCAAACAGTAGTGTTTGCAGAAATTGTTTTAATTACTTCCCCATTTTTGTCAACTAAATCTGTTTGTTTTAATGTTGGAAACCCTTCTGGATATGCATAATCCTCACCAGCTACTGGTGGATAAATAGTTCTTTCTCCTGATTGGGGTTTATCACCTCCCACTCCGTTAGGAAAATTAGCCGGCCCAAATGATGCTTCAGAGAGCGTGTTCTTATTAATAAACTGTTTTAATCCAAGCATGGCATGTCCTTACAATTCTCATTTCGCTCTGTTTCGTTTATTTATAAGAACATATCTCTTTGCCCACGGACTCTGCTTCTCGAAAAGTCTTACGAGAGAACAATGCGACCAGCTTATCATTCTTATAGACGAACGTATGAAAGACTTTTGGTTTAGACCATATCATCGTTTTGAAAGTTTGTACCCAATTTAGATCATATTTCTTCATCATCTCAGCATCTTTATACCATTTGAGATTGTATTTCGCTTGTTCGATTCTATATGTTTTCATTGATTAATCCTTTCATATACTTCCTTGACCATGAAGTATGGCAAACCAGAGAGCCGTTCAGCAGTCTCTAACATATGCGATTCGTTGTATTCTTCACAACCAAATTCGAGGACTTTTGCCTCATCAATCGCTTCGACAGCAATTTCTTTTACTGTTTTATTCATCTCTAAGATTCCTTATCTTCGCCTAACAAAATATTATTTTCGTTAGCAATCAGTTCTTCTTTAATATCATATATCGTTTCGTGTTTTATCATATTAATGATAGTATTGGTCAACGATACTTCCCGTTTAAGGTATCCGATTTTACGCTCTAACTCTGAAAGTTCTTTAAGGTAGTAATCGAGTTCTTGTTCTTTACGCAACTTTTGTTCGATGAAATCGCTCATTAGTATAATGCGTTGTTCTTCGCTCACCATATTAATCCTTTTCATTTCACTCTTATGAGTATAGTATAGTATATTTAATATCGTTTGTAAAGACTTTTTTTATATAAATAGTCGAATGACATAATGTTAAATTATATTAGGATTGATGATATGAATAGATTTATCATTGCTTTGTTCGCTTTGATTTTCGCATCTACGAGCGTTTATGCTCAAACAGAAGACAAAATAACGACTGATAATACCAGTAAGATCGACTCTAAGACTACGGTCACGTCTCCGCCACCGTCTGCTATCTCTCCTACTATCAATTCGTCTAACTCTGATTTGTGTACAATCGGTGTAGCGGGAGCAGTGCAGACTCAGATTCTAGGTCTCTCTGCTGGTAAGACTGTGCGTGATATGAACTGCGAAAAACTGAAGAATGCTAAGACGCTATATGATATGGGTATGAAAGTTGCAGCAGTGTCTGTGATGTGTCAAGACAAACGTGTTTTTGATGCTATGATGCACGCCGGAACACCTTGTCCATATGATGGCTTGATTGGCGCTGAAGCTAAAGCAGGCTGGCAAAATGATGAAGAAAAAGCACCGAAAGAAGAAAATACAGTTAGGAGTGTAATGGATGATGATAGCACGATTACCCTTATTGGTGGCGGCATTGTTCTTGGTTTGCTTACCATTCTCAGCATACTCTGAAACTAAATCTGCAACTTCAAGGAACGCAGCAGATAATGTGACAGTATGGGATATGGATCTGGTTCTACCACCTGAAACTGGTCTAATCGTAAATCAAGTGCGTTACAATTATACAGTAAATAAAATCCGTGAAGATGCTTTCTCGGTGACAATTCAGAACAAAAGAGTTGGCGGTGGTGATAAGAATGTTTTTGAAAGCACTGATGATTGGTCTGGCGTAGAAGGTCAGACGATTGTCAAAAATCTAGCTGTCGCTAATATACCGAGAATACTCTGGGGCGAAGGCAGTCTCAATACAACGGGCGAAGGTGAAGTCGTAGATGCTAATGTTCGTTATAGCTATACGTTTGATAATTGTGTTAATCCACTTACAAATCCATTATGTCCTCAACCGGTTGAAAATAGGGAATTACCACTGATTATAAATCCCTTTGACTCAGAAGAGGTGCAAAACGCTCTTGCACAAACAGTTGATATTGAAGAAGATGATGAGCGCAAAGCCGATGAAGAAAATTCACTTGAAAATAAAGACAGAAGGCGACAACTAGCACGATCAAACAACCCCTTAATGACTAATGCTGCTCAACTTGCTGCATTATTTGAACAAATGGCTTTGGTTCCTAAGTTTGAAGAATATTATGCTGTCGAACTACAAGGCGGCACCTATAAAGAAACTGTTGAATTAAAAGATGCTACATTACCTGACAATAGAAAAGCAATGAGAAGTTTATCTAAAGATCAGAAGTTTAATAAGATAATTAGGTCACAATACGAAAAATAGAGAGGATAAAAATATGCTCAATAAAGTTCAAATGAGATATTTTTTGTTATCGGCGGTTGCAGCAGTATTTGCAACGACTGCTTTGGCAAACGAAGACGCTCCCATCACAGGTACAGTAGAATCTAAATGCGTAATCTTCACCGAAACGCAAGGTATCTATGGCACTCCACTAGCTAGTAGGCTTTCTACTGCTGTGGCAGATGGTGGCGTACAACCAATCATTCGTTATGATGTAGCGCTTGCTGATGCATTTCTTGGAAAGATTACCTTTCCTAGCGCATTTTCAAGTTCTCCATCGCTATCTGATACTCAAACGTTTACGGGCAACGTAGAGGTTCACAGTGTATCTGATGCTTTGATGGCAGATTATGACACAGATAAAATTACGTTTAACAACACTCACGAATATGATTTGACTATTGCTGGTACAGTACGATTCAAAATTTCTTCACAGGTCGACTACGGCGTCAGTAAAGCGTTTCCTGCTGGTACGTATACATCACTCGTAAATGCGGAGTGCATCGCAAAGTAAGGTAGATATGTTATGAAATATGTAGTTATAGCAGCAGCGCTATTGTTATCGTTTAGCGCTGCTGCTCATGAAATGACGCCAGCTTATATTAAAGTTAAACCTTCGGGCGTGCCCAATGTTTATCTCACCGAGATAAAAATGCTTAATAGAAGAAGTGATGTATCATACTATGAAATAACCGCCCATGATGCTGACTGGAAAAAATTACCCTTTGCTTCTTTTGAAAGGGTATTTAAACTTCCATACACAAAAAGAAAGACTATTAAGATATATTTTAAAAAGAAAACTGTAGACAAGCTTGTCTATGTATGTACGAAATCGAAGATAATTAAAGGAAAAGGAACGCTCGTCTCATCTCGAATATGTTCTAAATTTAACCGATGAAATATATTGCTTTTTTGATGATACTGTTGATGAGCACCTCGGCATATGCTCAATCAACTAGTTTGAATTTAAGTATTCCGAGCGCATCTAACTCGTTTGGAAGCGACAGATTTCGTGCAGGCGATCTAGACTGTCAGAACTCAATAGGTTCTGCTACAAACTTCGAATTTGGCGTCACTGGTGTACGAAAGGGAGAGAATACTAATCCTCTCAGTTCAAATTTTGGCAAATCGTCACCAGATGTAGGCGTATATGCTAGAATCGTGATACCGCTAGGCGCAAGACCAAAGGCAAGAATTAACTGTGATACGCTATATCAATTAGAACTATCAAAGAAACGATTAGAAATTCTTAAACTTCAAAAAGAACTCAGTGAACTGAAAGCATTGCAGTTTGAGAATTAGGAGAGCGTAATGGCCGAAGTAGAAATTGCTGGAATAAACCTCAAAGGGGGCAAAATCATGGTCCTCTTTACAGTTCTATCTACTCTCGGTGGTGGGCTGTGGGGCGGCTTCGAGTTTTATTCAGACTATAGAGCGATGAAAGAAGTTGTTGAGAACATCGACATTCAGGAAATCAAAGCAGGCAATGCTCTTGTGATTACCAAGTTAGATGAAGCAATCGATTACACCAGAGATATTAAACAGGGACTCAAAGCCGATATCATTCGTACAGAGAAAATAACAGACGATACGAGCCGTCGTATGAAAGACCTTGAAAGAGGTATCGATGTTCGTATGAGAGAATTGTCAAAGCTTTCTCGTGAGTCTGAAAAGGATGTTAGAAATACAATGCGTGAAACAGAAGAACGCATAGACCTCAAGATGGAAAAGCTGGATACTAGTCTGAGAGAGTCGCTTCAAGAAGCACTTGATAATCCTCTAACAAAATAAACATTTCTAATTGACATATATTCCTTGACGATTAAAATTATTCATAATGAATTCTTTTGCTAATGGACCTTGCAAGGCATATGCTTCTGTTTCCCACGGCTCTTTTTTAGCGAATCTTCTGTATTTGCCATCCTTGCATCTCCAGCTATGAGTGCTTACCATACGTTTAGTTGCATTTTGCATAACATGAACCATTTCATGACAAACGGTAGAAATGAATGCATCAACGCCATCATCAATCCCTTCTATAATTCCATCACGAGATAATCGATTATCTATTTCAATAACATATGATTTATAACCAACATCTTTATAGCAAAACCCATATGCATTCTCTTTTAAAGTGTTTCGGATTATGCATTGAATATTTAAATTTCGATGCCGTGATAATAATTTCTTAACACAAAAATCCATAACATTTTCAGCAAGAATTCGGTCTTCTTTGATGCCACCTCTTGTTTCTATAATAATCATCGTATTAACAGAAAGCAACACAACAAAAGAATAAGAATATAAACTATTTCTATAACCATCATTACTCCCACGGAAACTATAGAATACATACCTGTTGGAAAATAAAGCTGATAGAATGAGCTATTAAGAAAGAGATTAATTAAATATTTCATATAAGCTATTATACAGCATATGCGAGAAATGTCAACCCAAAACACGATAAAAATGAAAAATAATTCAAAAAAGTTTCGTTTTAAATACATTTTTTGTATAAATAGAACACTGGGTGCGTGTTAGTGTATTCAAAGGAGTACAAGAGGCAAGTGTTAGGATCATATCAATCCAAAGCAAGGAAAAGTCGAAGTCACACTAAGGTGTCGCTGGGGTTGCGTTCGACCACGCTGATAGGTAAATAAAACCGCTTCTTCGAGGCGGTTTTTTTTGTCTTCAGCAAATGACTACGCAAAACTAGCCTTCCATATATTCTTGCCAAACTTTTTAGAAAGGCTAGAGTCTTTCTCTTCTTCCTCCCATCGTTTACCAAACGGACTATTGCTCATAACAGGAGTATCATCTACGAGACCGTCTTGAGCAGATTGTTCTACGTTATAAAACCTCATTCTCGAACGGTCAATACCAACAACAAATCGTTTATGGTTATTTGGGTCAGCCCATCGATTTTTCAACTGTTTGAACATAATTTGACCAAGTTGCTCTAACTCTTCTGTAGCAATGAGAGCGATCATAAAATCAGCCGTTGCAGGTAGACCAAACGACTCAGAAGTATCTTCAAGACCAACATCTGAACTACTAAACCCAGAGCGAGTCGTTTGAGTAGCAGATACAATTGGAACATTAAATTCTACAGCAAGACCACGAAGTTCTTCGGCAATAGACTTGATTAGAGTATAAGAGTTCGCCATAGCGTTTGCTTTTATGCGGCTACTTGTACAAATATTCAGATAGTCGATGTAGATGATATCTGGTGTAATATTCTTCTTGAGTTTTAATTCGTTTAGCAGATGACGGAAATGGCCAGAGCCAGCAGATGCTGTTGGATATTCTTTTATAATCAACTTGCCTGTAGTTTTACTCTTCAGTCGATTGATTTTCTTTTCAAAAACATCTTTAGGCATCATATGAATTTCGTCAATAGATGCGTCAAGTAGGTTTGCATCAATACGTTCAGCGATTCGTTCTTCGGCCATTTCCATTGTAATGTACAATACGTTCTTGCCATGCATAAAATTACTAGCAGCAAAATGACACATTGCAAGTGATTTACCTACGCCTGTGCCAGCAAGAATGATATTGAGGGATTTACGAGGAAGACCTCCCTTCGTGACTGTATTTAGTAGATCGATATCAAATTCAAGGCGGGCCTCTTTATGATGATAAAATTCATATCGCTCATCAACGTTCTCAAGAAAATCGTGACCTACGCTATTGTCAAAGGATACACCCAAAGCGTCTTGAAGTATCTTTGGTATAGACCCCTTGTCTAGGTTGTTGTCCTTCTGGTCTAAAACACCAATTGATGTTCTAATAGCATTGTATAGAGCCTTGTCTTGACAAAACGTTTCAGTCTTATCAAGCAACCAGTCTTCACTATTCTTCTCATCATATGATAGTTCATCAACAGTTTTACATACCACATCGAGCTGTTCTTGGGATATGCTACGAGACTCTTCCAACGAAAAACGCAAAGCATCATTTGTTGGTATAGAGTTGTAGTCTTTGATATAGGTATCAATCGTTCGATAGATTAGCTTGTGTTCTAAACTTTCGAAATACTCTTCTTCTAAAAACGGTAATACTTTCCTTGTGTATTCTTCATTATGTAATAGACTCCCTAGAATGAGAGATTCGATCATGTATTTTTCCTCTATTTACGGCCATCCAGCAAAAACATTATCACTACCCGTTTGCTTCAGCAAAAACATCCTCTTCTTCTGGTGCGAACATCGAGTTTTCTCCAATAGTGTAACGACTCTTAATATACTCTGAAAAGTCGGTGGTTGTAAACATATTTGTCCAAAATTTTCCATTATCTTGGATTTCTTTTGCTCGCATCTTGTCGCCAACGAGTTCGCCTGTTTCACGATCTACGAGTTGATACCAACCGTTTGAAGGCTTCGCTAGATAGCTCGCTTCAAGAGCAAGAGCCATCAAACCAGACCACTTATTAATACCACCATTCCATGTAACTGAAATTGGAATCTTTGACTTCTCCTTGATGAATCGAGATTTTTCAATGTTAATGATGAAATTATAACCAGCAATATCAGTGCCATCTTTCTCTTGTTGGCGACCAATAATCCAAATAGAATCTGCCGAGTAATAGATGCCTGTACCACCAGATACAACATCTTTAGAATACATTTCTTGCGTTTTGTAAGTATGATTAACAGCAATCAATGGAATATCTTTGAGCGTAAGATGTGGTGTTACCATACGAAACAAAGACTTCATCTGCTTTGCACGAGACATATCTGCAACAGACTTGCCATCCATAGCGTCATCAACTTCTTTCTTAGATGCTAGATTGCCCACAGAATCGATGACGATACACACACGGTCACCTCTATCAATCCCGTCAAGTTGCTTCATAATATCAAACTTTAGTTGCTCAACATCCATAATAGGAGTATGAACAACACGATTCATATCAATATCAAAAGATTCGAAGTAGTTCTGTGGTGTGCCGAACTCAGAGTCATAGAACAACACAACAGCATCATCATATTTCTTTAGATATGCACTCGCCATTAGTAGTGAGAATGCAGTTTTGAAGTGCTTAGATGGTCCTGCAAGCACCGTAAGCCCAGGCATCAATCCGCCATCAATCCGACCAGATAGTGCGACGTTAACCATAGGTACCTGTGTTGGCACCATTTCTTTCTTACCATATACTTTAGAGTTGGCAAGCGTAGCAGTAAGCTTAACTGTACTATTCTTAGTCAATTTATCAAGTAGGCTCATAATTTATCCTTTGTAGATTTCTGTCAATTTATCTCGGAATTCTTCAATCTTATCTAGACGATTAGGCCAGAAGATATAACTCTTTTCTGGATTTGCTGCTAGATTATTAAGTAGTGGTAATACAGATGAGTATAGCGCATCTAGACGCTCTTGTATACCTAAAACCTCAAAGGAAGCAGAACTTTTTTCTTCTGCTAACTTTTGTACGACTTCAAGCTCATCTTCATCAACGGCCGTAAATCCGAAGTCAAATGAATAATCTTCTACCATCTACTTACCCTGCTACAAGGGCATCGAACGCAGATGTGTCAACTGCTGCTGCATTTTGTAGTGGAGTCAAATCTTCAGTTGTCCAGTAACCTGTCTTTCCTAGAATGATATTACAATGCTCAATATTGCGTGAAAGAATGGTTGCATCATCTGTGTAATCAGCAGGTGTAGCAATGACCGCATTGATTAGATCAACAGAATTCATACAAGCGCTGTACGTATGTGCAATCTTTGCGGTCTTTTCTGCGTCTGTCCAACCTTCAAAATCTGTGTCTGCGTCTGCCATATTTTGTATCCTTATTATTTGTTGTTTGAGTTGTTATCTATTTAGTATCCGTTAGGAATAATGACGTAATGAATCAACAGAACGATGCCAACGCTAACGCCAAGCCCAATCATCATCTTCATGAAGTCTCTTGTAACAAGTGGAAACACTTGCTTCATCTTCGTATTATGAACAGTTGCGATAGCAAGTTCACGACCAGATAATAGACCAACAAAGACCCAAGTAGTAGACATTGGAATGTTATTGAGTTCTTTGAAGAAGTATAGAATAACGAAGTATACTAGGTCAATCAGACAAGCACTTCGAATATACTTCGTCGAAGATTTTTCAATAACAATTTGTTGAATCTTACCACCACGCTCTCGAAACATCCAGCCAAGACCACCAACAAAGATAGCGCTGATAGCGAGCATCATATCAATAGGCACTTCACGAGGCAAGAATACAGCGATGTTAGCCATATCGTGAGACAACCAAGTCCACCACAGAAGACCGGTAGTACACCACTGAACAACTCGCCAGTATGGACGAGACCAGTGATTGCCAATCGGCTTTCTTTCATCAATCGCTCGACTAATCAGATGCCACAACAAATATGCTGCTACTGCTGCCACTGCATATCCCATAATCGACTTCATCAACATCTTTTCTAAAACAAAAGTAGATGCGAATGCAGAGAGTACGAGGAATGATGTTGATACGGGAACTCCAGCACGAGTGAGACAAAGCAGAATAGCGGGTGCTACTGCGTGATACCACTTAACTTCTTGAAAGGGAATCTTTGTGAGACGCTCGTAAGAAATGTCTCCGCTATTGATGTACCAACCATACCAGAGAGTTGCTAACAGTACGACTGATGCTGCGACCCATAGAACCTTCCAATCAAATCTTTCATTGTTGGAAGCAATCCATGTTCCGAGTGTCTGAACAGAATCGTTAGCAATAACTGAATAAGCAGAAAAAAGAAAGCCAATTGCCATCCAGAGAGTCAGTTGATCCATAATATTCTCCATAACAAAATGGGAGGAGACGAATCTCCTCCCAGTGCTAATAGCAAATTGCTATACGATATTCACTTTACGAGGCTTTTGCTCGTCTGGGACAATATCTTCCAACCAGACTTTCAGCATCCCGTTTACCATCTCAGCACTCGTTACTTCAACGGTATCAGCAAGTGTGAATTGACGGGTGAACTTTCGTAGACCAATCCCACGATGAAGCCATTCTTCGCCACTAGGCTCTTCTTTCGTCTTTACGTCAGATTTGATAGTGAGTGTGGAATCTTTGTGTTCAATGTCAATATCCGCTTTGTCGAAGCCTGCTACGGCAATTTCGATAACGAACTTATTGTAGCCAATCTTTTTAACGTTAAAGGGAGGATAAGATTGTTGATTGAACTGTTCTGTGGTGGTTTTGATCCTCTTAATCATATCTTGATAGCCGATGAAATATGGCTGATAGATTGGATCGTTAAAGATGGAGTGTACCACCTTAGTAGTATGTGTGTTAATAGTCATTACTTTACTCCTTATAAGCAAGTTAAGTGTGTTTAATAAAAAAAGCATGAGACCCGTTTGGCATCTCATGCTTATATTTATATCATATTAATTATAGCATGTCAATCTTTTTTATCGTTGTTTAAGAGTAGTTAATATCCGAATACCACACTCCAGCACTTCTTTTAACCATACCTTTATACGGCCCATCGTGATAATATGCTAACTTTGAGCATGTGGGTTGCAGTTTATTCTCTTGCTTTTCTCCATAAAATAGCCCAATCCATACACCGTCTCTCAAATATGTTTGCATAACTTTGATATAATTTTCGTGACTAATTCTGCGAGCTATAGCGCCTTTTACCTTATTTCTTTCATTCTTTTTTTCTGACGACACTATCTCTTTTTGTATTTTAATCCATTCCTTAATCTTATCTGGATGGAGGTCATCATCTTCATCTAGATTATGCAGAGAAGAGTGAATACCAGATTTTCCATAATTAGGATTTCTTTCAGCACGAGTTGCCCGGGCTTTCTTGAGACGTTCGATAGCTGCTTGGCGTTGGTCTTCCGTCATAGGTTTACGTTTTTTACGAATCTTCTTAGCCATTATTTAAAACCACCGCTTATGTAAGAATTTAACAAACCGTTTGCAAGTAATGCAAGTCCAACAGAATTAACAACTAACAATGCACGATCATTCCAAAGAATTGCAACAATCAACCAACCAAGAAGCCCGACTCCATGAAACAACATATTCCAAGGATACAAATTATTAGTTGTTAAAAGTATACCAATTATAATCATAACACTAGAAAACCATTTTAAATACCAACTCAAACCACTAGTTGGCGTGACAGTTTTTGTAGCTATCTCATGAGTTTTTAATTCAATACTACTAGTTCTAGTTTTATCTTCGATATCCGGATTCAATTTTATATTCTCTATCAATTTCTTAATCATATTATAGACTGGTCGACGGGCAGTGTCAACCCTTTTTATCGTTTGCCACCAATATTATATTTTGCTACTAGCTCCCATTCGACTTTCTCTTTGTATGGTAAAATCTTAATTTGTGCTAGTGGTGCAATAACATCTTGCGTTTTCTCTGGTTCTACAATCTTCACTAGATCCCACTCGTCGAGTAGGTTAGCAATCGTATTACGACGCCCCTTGTCTTCTTCTGAAAACGAAGAACTCTTACCGTCTAGGGTAAACAGTTCCTTGAAGTGAACGATATAATACTTGCCTTTCTTATGTAGTATATGACAAGACTGATATAGTTTTTTGTCTTTTCTGGATGCAACACCGATACGAGTCAGAGTTTCCTTTACTTTGAGAAATGCTTCTTCGTTACCTAGTTCCACCTCCACTAATGTTTCAACACTCATTTCACGCCACCTTTTTCTTGTTTTTGTTTGATATGACCTATCTGTTCCAATGAAAGAATCTTTAGATACTGTAGGGCAACTTTTTTATTGCAGCCATAATAACTGTGTATTATATTTATATTTTCATCATCTTCAGGCTTTGACCACTTAGCAAAACGTTTTCGGCGGCGAAGAACGTTATTGTAGTAGTCAAACTGCAATATATTGTCGAGGTGATGTAGCGTGTTCATCTCATTTGCGTGTAGTATTGCATCTGGATGATATGAGAGCGCTCTATTAGAGAGAAAGGCGTTGTAGTTTTTCTCAGCAAGAGTATCGTTCTCAGTGCCTCGCATGAGGTCTTTCTTGGTATCTGATACTGCTTTGACATAATCAAAGGGATTGCTCATTTCCAAGAGACCTCAAACATGATAGCAGTGAGAAACGCCATGATGTTGATTTCAGGATCAGCAACAAACGAGTGTTTGTACTGATACTCGCCAAGAGTAATCACAACACCAGGAACAGAGTTATCAGACACTTCTTCCCACGCAGCATCATAGAATGCACGGAAAAACTGTGATGCATCTATATCACTGTTCTCGCCAACCCACTTACGAACAGATTGATAGTCTTTCGCTTTCATGTAAGTTAGTAGTTGTTTAAACGATTCTTGACTTAGATTTGCTAGAATGCCAGAATCAATACGACCAGTAGAAGCGTAACGTTGGCATTCGTTGATAACCCTGCGCCAGTCAGGAAAGTGTATGTTAACCAATTCAGCAACGACTTTACTCTCAAATTCAACATTTTCATTCTTGAGAATGCCACAGAGTCGTTTGTAGAATTGTGATGCAAGTTTAGCTTTTTCCGCACCTTTAGTTTTAAAATCAATAACTGTGCACCGAGAATGTAGTGGTTCGATGACACGGTTCTTGAAATTACAAGTAAGAATGAACCCACAGTTTTTACTAAACTCTTCCATAAAGTTACGAAGAGCGGGTTGAGTTGATTGAGGGTTGAGGTAATCAGCCTCGTCAAGGATGACATACTTACGGCCTCCAGTAAAGGATACTGCTGAAGCAAATTGCATGATTTCAGTTCGCAGCGTATCAATGTTACCGTTCATTGAGCCATTGATAACAATATAGTCAGCACCAAGTTGTTCGCATAAGGCTTTAGCAACAGTCGTCTTACCAATACCAGCACTACCAGTCAATAGTAGATTAGGGATATTCTCTTGGTTGACAAACTGCTGAAAAGTTTTCTTTAATTCACTTGAAAGAATCGTATCAGCAATCGTTTTAGGACGATATTTCTGCACCCAAAGAAACTCTTCGTTCATATCGAAACTCCATCATATAATAAAAATCAAGTATAGCAGAAAAGGGGATGAGCGTCAACCCATCCCCTTAAAGTTTTAGCTCAGAGTAGAGAGATCAGCATCATCTACTGCTTCAACAGGCACTTCAGCGACTTCTGCTGGAGCAGCCCCGCTAGATGCAGCATCTGCTTCTGCTGCCGCCTTCTGCCTATCCACTTCTTCTTGTAGGATTCCAGCAAATTTTTCACGAAGGGTGCCAACAGAAGTCAGTTCTGGGCCACGGATAGCACCACGAGCGCAAACGGCGTCAATCACACGAACAACAGCGTCAATATCTTGTAGGGTGATTTGAGTAGCTTCTTCAGTCATATTATTCTCCAAATGTAGAGTTAGATTCAATTGCAATAAAATATTTTACATTGTCCGAAACGAAGCACGATAGCCCCTTTGATGATAAATTAACCATATAATCATTCGGCATTAGTTTTAGATTTTCAACTTTGAGATACATATTAAACGCATCTGATGTCGAACCAACAACGACACCATAACGGTCAGTTGTTGGATTTTTAGAGTTTACAGCCTCCAATACGATTTCACCATTGACCCCTGAAAAGGCAATCTCTGGTAAACCAAGCACAGAAGCAGCCTTGAGAACAGACTGCATATCACTCCAAGAAATATTCACATTTACCTCACAAACAGGCATAGAGATATCTTTTTCTGGTGGTTGTAAAATCATAGAAACATCAGCAAGAGTATATTCAACTTTTTGCTTGTTCTCCATGATATTGATTGATTTATCATTGAAAGCAATCTCAGGTGTTTCGAACAACGATACTGTTGCGAGAAAACGAGATAGGTCATAGATACCTGCTTCAGATGAAAAATCATCTTTACCGTTAGCAATAGCCATAATAGTCTTTTGAGGAGAAATTGTTCTCAATGCGCTACCAGGTTTGATAACGATAGAAGGATTAATAGAAGAGAAATTCTTCAAGATGTCCATAGTATATTCGTTTAGCTGCATTATATAGATCTCCGTTATTTACGATTGCGCTTACGAGTAGCACGAGTAGTTTTAGCCTTTTGTCGTTCTTTATTTATATGAGTTTTTTTACCCTCTTTGTAGTATTTTTGGTTCGATTCGTCGCTTGCAGTAGGTGACGCACTAATAGCAGCCATTGCACCAAGGCTGCCACCGAAGATATATGAACCAACATGCTTGAGTTCCATCCAAGGACACATCCATACCTTCATACCAGCTTTACGAACATTCTGACAGAACATATAGTCTTCTGATAGATAACGCTTCGTCTCTGGGTCAATGATACAGTCAAAGTAAGCCATAATCTCACGAGAGCCATCAAAAGCGTCTGTGCGAATATGGTCTGGTAGATAGTGATATTCTGGATATGCCTCCTCATATTTCTCAAATGTATTACGAGGAATACACATGAAACCAGTACCAGCTTCTAGTACTTCTACTGGTTGGTCAACACGAAACCCCGTGACTCCCTTTGCTGGATTGAACACGTAGTCGCCAACAAAGTTCTCAAGATTAAACGGATTCTCATCAGCATGGCCCATCTTCACTGCCTTAGCAATCTTTTCCCATGAGATAGATTTCTTAGGATATGGACCTGTGATGATATCTGTATTATCTGGATCAGCCATTTGCAACGCAAGCAAGGCAAACACATCGTTCGGCTGAAAGCCAATATCGCTATCAATGAACATCATATGAGTGCAATCACTACGCATGAACTCGTCCACACAGTAGTTTCTAGCACGAGTAACAAGAGATTCGTTGAATAGATAATAAAACTTCAGTTCAACACCATACTTGACTGCCGCCATACCAAGGTCGTTGGTAGATTTAGTGTACATGCCAGCGCATTGACCGCCGTACATAGGTGTTGCAACGAACACCTTTGCTTTTCGTAACTCCTCAACTTGAATTTTTAGTTGCATAGGCATTCCTTTCATTAGTATCATCTTTCGCTTCCCAAACGTTTAGATGATTGTTATCATGATCATGTAGAGCTATGATAGCATAGTGAATGACCTTTGTCAAGTCATTTCGCCAATCTTCCACACTTCCTTTATGCCCATATCGTTGAGCGTACTTCATAATATTACCAATACAAAAACCAGCACCATGACCACTATCTAAAATAAACTCAGTAGCTTGATACTTGTTCTGCGAATAATGCTGGCTGTAGGTAGAGTCTACATACTCTAAGATTTCTGCCAGCAGCTTGTCTTCACTATACTTATACATCGCCTCTACCTCTAGCTTTACGAAACCCCATTATATATCATTCTCTTCAACTCTGGTTTACGATAATTCGGACCCTTGAGAACTTTGCCGTCCTCACGATAGATAGGCTTTCCGTCAATTCCTAATTTACTCATATTACTATTATGCACTTCTTCGAGGCATTTGTCAAGATCAATTCCAAAAGAATGTCCAGCACCATATACAACGTATAAAATATCAGTCAGAGCATCTGCAACCTCAACGATATTTCTATCGTCTAATGCTTCACGAAGCTCTATAACTTCTTCTTCAATCAATGCATAGCGTAGTTCAGCAACAGAAGACCACTGTGGTTCAGTCTCAACATTTTGACCAAACGCATCCATAAACTCTTCTACTTTTTCAAAGTTAGTCATACATTATTCTCCATAATTTTCAATAAGAATCATACCATAGTTATTCGTTTCGGAAAGCATTTTCATATCAGGTTTGTAGCGTAGTTTATTCTTTTTGAAAGGCCCATAATCAACATGATGATGCCAACGACCATATTTCCAAGAAATACGAGCAACGTCTGGATGCATTTTAACGAGCATCTCTGATTTGTTCACTGTACCTACAGCGTTATAACCAATATTCTTCATATCTTCAGCTTTATCTAAAACTTCAGTGCCTAATTCTTTATGATAGAATTCCTCAGTGTTGCCACCCTTCACAGTTTGAGTGGCTGCTTTGCCTTGAAGAAAGGAATTGAATTGAATAGTACAATCGCCATCCTTTAGCACACGAAGAGATAGGTCAGTATCTTCATTATAACGACCACGCCAACGATGCTTGCACTCATTATCAATGAGCAAGCAAGAATAGATACGAGTGTTTGTAACAAAGGGCGGATAATGCTGATTTGGAGCAATAAAAAAACGATACTGAAAACCAGACACTGGAACATTCTCAAAACGATCTATAAAGTCTTCTGCTGCTTTGAAGATAGCGCCACTGCCGACACGAATACGTTTGTTCTTATGTAGTCTGTAGAAGTCGGCAATATTATCATCCATTACCCAATGCTTTTCAGCACCAATAGAGATAGCATGATCCCAGCACCAGTTTCTTGCTCTGCCTGGTCCATCACCATGATTGCTGAATGGGGCAACAAGTAAGGTTACCCATTCACGAATATTGAAATTATCTAACGCTTTCTCATAATTATCTAAATCTTGTGGCTCAATCGCAATATAATGTGGTACACCGATCTTACATAAAGACCTTGAGGTACCCATAGATTCGTGTCTGCCTTTAGAAACAATATAAACTGGCTGTTCAGGATTAGTCATTCAAAAAGTTCTCCAGATTATTACCACGTTTAGAGTATGCTTTGTTCCAGTGACATCTCCATTTGCCAAAATCACGAAAGCCACCATCCTCTCTCTTTACATTACCAACAGTTATATCTTTGTAAACGATTTCAAACAAGCCAGGAAACATTTTCGCTATAGTTTCGTGGTCTCTTTGCGTATCTTCGACAGTCTGTTCATCCCATATGACAGATTTCATAGTCTTATTATTAACACTTTTGTTCACAAAACAAAACTCTTGGCTTACTCTGTTGCTGAATCCTCGTGTGAGTAGAGATAGAAGAAATACGATATCTTCGCCGACTTTGACCTCAGTTAGTTTTAAATCGGGCAACACATGAGCAAAGTCCTTTCCGTTAATCCAATATTGACTGCCCAAAGAAACGTTCGTTGAATAGGCTTTAATCCTAGGAGGATGTTCAATGTGACTGCATCCACACACAGTAACATCATCTTCTAGCCAAGAAGAATACATTTCAAACATCTCTAAAATATCATCAGGTGTGCATTTGCGTTTAGACTTTTTCATACTAGAGATGTCAGACCAATATTTAGTATTACGACGATAAAAAGTGATATCATCATCTAGTAGAGCGTATTTCATATCCTTAGCTTCATTGTAGATTATGTTGCGTGTCTCAGATATTGCTCTAGGATGCTCTAATGTAATATACTCTGGTAGAACCAAATAGTCAACATTAAAATCGTATTTTTCTCGTTCCCACGACTGAACAACGAACACTACCTGACGTTTGAGTTCATCAGGTAGAGCATTGTATGTGATTTGATTGTCAATTCGATTCACAGTGGGAATGAATATCTTATCCATCATTCTTCTTCTATCCAGCGTAATAGAGAGTTAGCTGTCTTATCTAGTTTTGGATGCCAGATTACTGGGTTGTTTTTAGATTTAACTGATGGGTATTGTCCGATCAATTCGCAGAACTCGTTGTAGTCTTCTTCATTTCTAAAATGAACGTAGATAGTTTTGAACTTACCGTCTTTATTAACAGCATTCTCGAACTCGGGCATGCCTTGCCAGTGCTTTTTCCAATAATTTGGATGCGAAGTTTCAACGTCTGAAATGTCATCAACGAAGTCTTCAAGTGTTGATTCTTTTGACTCAACTTTCTCAGACATTTCTTTCATATAGTTATCGTAATCTCCACTTTCTTTTACTGTCATTATCATCTCCAATTAGAAAAAACTTTCAAGTGTTACTTTTTTATTCTTATTGTATTTCATGTTTTCAACTTCTAAATTGAAATCAGGCATAGGTATGTTTTTCTTATTTGCTCTATCGGTTATGTCATACCAAATTAGATCAACGTCTTTTGGGTAAGATTGGTGGAACCAATCGAAAGTCGTCTTACCTATACCAGCGTCTTTTTTCGAATCTGGCATAGGTTTTAAATATTTCTTGGCAGTCTTATTGAGAGGATAGATGTATCGAAACATATAGCCAGAAATACGTTTAATACCTTTCTTTTGCATGAAATCGGACGTTAACCAAAACACTTGTTCTGGTCGTTTGAGTTTATCCCATCTGCCATCATTCTTTTCTTTTAAGAACAAAGCGTTTTCTTTACATAGTTCTTTGGATGTTCTAGGATGCAATTTCTCACCATTTTCCATGAGATATACATCTGTAAAATATTTATTGCCAAAATAAAAGTTGGATGCTTGATATACATAACCACATTTCCCCATGATGCCGTCTGCCATCGTGTATAGAAAAAGACACTTCGGATGATTCTCTTTTAACCAGCGAATAGTGGCAGACAACATTTGTGATTCTGAATTCCTAGGCATAGCGTCTGTCATACACATTTTACCAATCTCAAAATAGTAATTAGAAATCGGATGTATATACTTTCCATCCTCAGTTTTCTCATTGACTTCATCTTTGAAACCAACAAACATTTTTTTAAATGTATCTCTTGGTCTTGTACCCCATCCAAGAGTCAACGCACCTACCAAAGCACTATCTAGATAAAAACCTAAATAGTGCTTTGTGATCGCAGGCATGACAGGAGAGTAATGATGATTTTCTACGAACTGAACAGCAACATGTTTATTAAGTTCTTTTACTTCAAACTTTACTTTTATGGTGCCTGTCTTATTTCTCATGTTATGAATAGTTTACCTTGATGATCAACCGCTTACCTTCCTTCGAAATGTTTTTCTGATTGTGTCTAATAATAGCACACGGAAAGGAGTGTGTCAAGTGCTTTATGCCGCAACCTCAAGTGCTTTGTCAATTTCCATGAAGTCAGTTCTCTCAGCCTTCTTCTTTTTCTTTGGAAGATTAGCAATTACCTTCTCATATGGAATCAACCTACCACCATATACTTCCTGTTCACCCACTAGCTGTGGAATACACCCCTCAATTGTCCAAGGACGATACTCTGGAATGTTATCTTTGATAAACGGGTCAAGGACGGGCATCACGACTCTTACCAAATTAAAGCAGTTCTGATAAGCAGTCTCTATTGCATCAACAAAGGTTTGAGTGTTTTTCTTGATATCGGCAGGTTTGCGCTTCTTGCTATAGAGGATGATTCGCACTGGGTCAGTGCGTTGTATCTTTATACATGCAGGAACAATAGCGTCTGCCATAAGACGGTCTGCATATCGCATGTTATCAACACATACAACAAATAGATTTTTATCAAAGTTACCATTAGAATCTTTCAATTTGTACCTATTTTCCTGTGCCCATGCATCTGCCTTGGGGTTATCCATGAATATAGATAGTTCGTAAGGTGCATTTCCCAACTCAACAATCTTATTGAGAATTTCCTTTTGTGTGCTTGCTGATAGAAACCGTTCCTTATAATTCATGCGGTCTTCTAACCAAGTGAGTGCAGAGGCTCTGTCTCCATCAATGATCCCTTCCTTGATAAATTTTACACCTGTCTGGATGTAGTCATCTTTCTTATTAGTCCGTACACTACCAATAAGGTTATTTGCCTTCTGTGCTGCTTCTATGAGGTATTGGTACACTTCTTCATCAGTGAGTCCTTCATCTGGCGTATACACTGCAATGGGAATAAATTTAGCACCACGTTCAATCGCACCACGAAAACGGCGGCGACCATTGATTGCTTCAATATTTCCATCCTCAGTTTCCATAAACTGTGGTGGTGGACCCTGTTTAGTATCCCAATCAAGACGAGTATAGGAATCCTGCATCTCGTTACTCGCTTCTGCTTCGCCATCATCGAAACGAATATTGTACTGTTCTAGATTTTTGTAAAAAGTGCTGGTGGTGTTGTATTGCCTGATATCCAAAATATAGATATACTGGAACGTAAAGCCAGTATATTTTGGCATTTCCATATCTAGATAGTTTGTGAGGTCTATTGTGGAATTTGCATCATTGAATGATGGAATTCGGGTGTCTCCGATAAATCGGTTCTTCATGGTCTTTCTCCTTTTGCACCGCCAAAATTAGCGTTGTGCTACACTCCGTGATTGCAACTAGGCTGGGGAATGTAGTTATTTAACTTCTTATTTATAACACATTATTCAATGTGTGTCTAGAGGTTTTTAGAAAAAACTTTCAAGCGTCGATTGCTCTTCAACTGTCCATCCGACAGCATCAAGAATCAAACGAATCGGCTCAACAAACGTTTTACCATACTGCATATCATAGTCGATAAAACGGTGTAAGTCAAACTCTTTTGGTAAAATATCTGGGAATGAGATGACATTTTCACGAATGGGATTAGGCATCTTCAGATAGATGAACTTAATCTTCTCGCCGTTCTTGATTTCACCAAGACGATTGTTCAGACGATGCTGTTTCAACAGATGATTGTATAGCAGAGAGCCTCGAACATGGATGGGCGTGCCCTTACCGTATATAGCCTTTGCATCAGCGTTCTTTTTTATATCGCTCACACCACGAGGAAACGCAATGTCTTCTGGGTTCTGGCTTGAAAACTCTTTACGGAAGTCAGCAATGAATGTCTGAATATCTTTGTTAGTACCAGACATAATCAACTCGAATGCTTCTTTGAAACGGTCACGGCAAATCTGAGGCGTTGAAGACTTGATAGCCTCAATGCCCATAATCTTCATCTTGGGTTCAGCGTACTGGACGCCCTCATTGTTATGAACGTTCAGAATGTAGCGCTTCTTAGCAGTCCACACGCCACGATCAGCAATCGCTTCTCGACCCATGACCATGCGATTTTCATAGCCACCCATCTGCTTGTAGAGTTTGTCAAACGATTTTGTGATTACAGGCTCAATCGCTTGAGAGCAGACTTTATCGAGATATTTTACAGTGTCTTCTTTGCTGTTATTTGGGTAGGTCTTCTCTACCAAATCTTTCATATTGAGATAGACAGAATCAGTGTCAATGGCAATCACATAATCTTTATCTGTTTTCAAAACATTGTTGAGATATTTGTTGATAGACTTCTCAGCGCTTAGAACAGACAGTTGACCAGAGAGCGTGATGCCTTCAGCGATGCGCATATCAAAGTAACGGAAGTATTGATTACCTAGCGCACCATAAAGAGAATTTAAGAGAATTTTAATTGCCATCTGCTGGTTCTCATATCGATTGACGTCACGCTCAACCTCATATGACTTGCCAAACTTCTCAAGTTTCTTCTGTGCTTCAATCATCTTGCTCTTTACTTCAACACGTTCAGAGTAGTATGCTGTAACGATAGAAGGTAGAACACCACGATGGTTTGTACGAAAATATGTGCCGTTAGCTGCCATTGCATAGTCAGTATCGTTTACGACTTCACCAGACAGACACTTGCTGACAGAAGCATTGAAGTTTCTATCGTTCTCAACGATTGTCTCAGGCGACATATTGTATTGCACAATGAGATTAGGATACAGAGAGTTCAAGTCAAATGAGCATACCCAATCGTGCATACCCACTTGTGGGTCTTTCACATAACCACCAGGATAGTCGCTCTTCATCTTTCCTGCATAGGGTAGAATGGCAATCTTCTTTTGACAGAGGTTGCGATAGATAATCGTGTCCCAGATGCCAGTTGTGCCGAATGTATCATTGTAGTTGACGCCAGCTTTATAAGCAATCGTCATCGCAAGTACAATCAGCCCCATCTTGTCTTCAAGACGGTCTACAAGTTGAACGTCTTTGATATTGTAATCAATAAATTTCTGATGATCTTCTTTGTAAAGCGTGTATAGATTGCCATATTCTTCATAAGACAACTTACGCTCACCAAGTACGACATAAGCAATGTGGTCTAGTCGATAAGATGCTTGTGTGCCATATGAATAGCCAAACTTCTGAAACAAGTCCAGATAGTCTAGTTGAGAGATGCCAGTCATCTCATACGTATTCATTTCTTTCATCTTGTAGCGAACAGACTTTTGCTCAACCATTTCCCATGGAGACATTTTCTTTGTTAGCTTTTCGCCAATCACACGATGCATACGATTGATGATGTATGGCACATCGAAGAATCGAACGTTCCAACCCGTGACAACATCTGGCTTCAGATTTGACCAGAACAGCAAAAACTTCTCAAGTAATTCCTTCTCATCACGACAGTACATATACTGAACTTTAGAAACAATCGACTTTGATGTATCATATTCGCCGAGACCCCAGACATAGTAGTTCTCATCTTTGTTAGACTTGAGAGCAATAGAGATTACTGGGTGATTTGCTTGGTCTGGCTCTGGGAAGCCCTCGTCAGATGCGACTTCAATATCAATATTCACAATGTTGACTAGATTTGAATCAAACTCGACCTCATCAGGCCAGCGTTCTTGAATGTATTGACTAATATATTTTGTGTTGCCATAGACGTTGAACCCATCGACACCGGTGTACATCTCCATGAACTGCTTTGCTTCACGCATAGAGTCGAACTTCATGGGTTCTACGTTGACGCCATCAAGGGCTTTCCAGTCGCTCTCATTCTGCGATTGAGCATAGAGTGTGGGCTGAAACTTAATCTTCTGCTGAATGGGCGACCCGTTACGATACCCACGATATAGAAGGTTCTGACCGTAACGTGAGACATTTGTATAGAAGTTCATGCATATCTCCAAAGTGAATAGACATTATATCTCATATTCAGAGGTATGTCAAGCTAAAAGCTTTTTCAACATCTATGCTGCAATCCTAGAAAAGTTCTTTACCTTCTCAAAACGAAGAGTGCTATCGAACTTGTCAATCAACTGGTCAGTCTTGTGACTGATAACAAACACGTTAGAGTCGCCAGTGATATCAGTCAAAATTTTCATGAATTCTTCTGTGCCATTAGCATCAAGAGAGCCATCGAATACCTCATCCATAATCAACAGATTGGTCGAAACAGAGTTGCGTAGCTTTGAGACTGTTCGCCATGTGAATAGCAGAGCCAGATCAATACGCATTTTCTCACCCTCAGAGAACGACTCATATGAAAACTCATCACGAAAGCGAGAACGAATCGTTTCATTGAACTGCTCATCAAGCTCAAACTGGACGAAGAAATCCATCTCAGCAAGATACTTGTTGATTAACTTGTTGATAATAGGCACGTATTGACGAATGATCTGTGTCTTGATACCACCATCTTTGAGTAGATTAGCAACAACGCCCATCGTATCACGGTCAATCGTTAAATCACGATGGTCATCATTGTATCCCTCAAGTTCATTATGTAACGATTCAATTGTGCTAGTATCAATAGACTCCGCTTCTTTTTGTGCGTTTGTCAACTCAGTCTTCAGAGAAATAATATTGCGCTCATTAGAAGCATAGGTAGCATTCTTAGCACTCATATCAAAACCATGTTGATTGACATGACCATGAACTTCGCCAATCTCAGTCTTACGATTTTCTACAGAGGTAAGCTCATTCTCCATCACATCAAGACCATTTTCAATATCGTCTTGTTTGATACGTTTTTTAGATACAATGTTTATTTTGTGCCCATCATCTATATCTTGCTTACATACAGGACATTCATCATTGTCTTTATAGAACTGAAGTTCTTTTGCTATCTCTTTGACCTTAGAACGAAGGTTCTTATCCCAGCGAACTAGTTCCATATACTTCTTATTTACAGACTTCTCATCGCTAATAGATTTTTTCAATTCACCAATTGAAATCTCCATCTCTTTTACATCATCAAGAAGGATACTATTGTCTTTGATTAACTCTTCAATACGAGATTGAGTCTTCTCAGCATCAGCTCGTTTCATTTTCAAAATAGAATCGTTATGCTTGTTCGCAGAAGCAATGCGGTCTGTAGTCAAATCAATTTGATATTTGATGTTCTGTAAATCGGTCTTGTTTTGTGTGATACGTTCCTTGAGCAGAACGTTCATCTTGGTGAAAATTTGAATGTCGAGAAGGTCTTCAATAATTTCTCGACGATGTGCTGCTGGTAGCTGCATGAAAGGAACAAAAGTGCTGCTACCAAGCACAACAATCTGACCAAACGATTTGAAATTCAGCTTCAGGATGTTCTGCTCAAGATGACTCTGATAATCTTTGTTTGCCCCATCCTGATTTAGAAGATTAGCATTCTTGTATACTTCAAAGATATTGGGTTTGATGCCACGACGAATCATATATTCATCACGCCCAATGTTAAAGTCTAACTCAATAAGCAAGTCTTTTTGATTGATACTGTTAAGTAGCTGTGGTTTGTTTACCTTACGAAAGGGCTTACCATAGAGAGCAAACGAAAGCGCATCTAGAATTGTAGATTTACCAGCGCCATTTTCACCAACAATCAGAGTCGTCTTTTGACTGTTGAGTGAGATTGTAGTGAAAGCATTGCCAGTTGATAGAATGTTTTGATATCGTATAGTTTTAAACTCAATCATAAATTCACTGCCTCAGTATATAATGATGCCACAATATCGGTCACACGACCTTTATTATTACGAATCTCTAGCCCATCAACATACTTGTTTAGAATAGTCAGAGTGTCTTCGGCCTCATCAATCATATTGTCCTCGTCAACAATATCAAGATTCATATTGTCCTCAACTGTCTTGATATCAGCACATCCCATATCAATTAGCTTGTTCATCCATAAATCAAACAAATAAGGATTAGACTTGTTCTTTACTATAACCTTTACGTAGCTATTTGTCAACTCTTTTTCGAATTTTAAATCTCCAATGTCATTCAATGACATATTCGTGTCATCATACCACAGCTTGTGAAATAGGCAATGAGGATTTTGAATGAACTCTAACTCTCGTGTATTAGTGTCTAGAATATGAAAACCACGAGGATCATCATAGTCACTCCAAGTCATTTGATAGGGAGTACCTAAATACGAAATATTACCGTGGGTAGACTTATGATGGAAATGACCAGACAGTACCATATCAAACTTACTAAAAATATTTTTATCAAGTCCGTTATGGTTAACTGCACCTCGATACATTTCAAATCCTTGTATCTCAAAATGTCCCATAAGAATTTGAGCATCTGTTTCCTCAATCGCTTTCATTGTTACTTCATAGTTCTCATCGCAAATCCACGGCACAAGTAGCACCTTCAAACCATCATAGTTTCTCTCTACAGGCTTCTCCCAGTAACAACCAAAGTTGTAGAATGAATGCCCATACAACTGACCCATACTGTTAATTTCATTCGTGTTTTTGAAATATACGTCATGATTGCCAATAATCATATCAGTTGGGATATTACGCTCGTGAATAGGTTTGATTAGATGTTCTTCTAGTTGGGAACTAGTGACGAAATTAATATACTTTCGACGATCACACACATCGCCAAGATGAATAACACGGTCAATATTATGAGTATCGATGTACGGAAAGAACTGCTCGTCAAAAAAAGAATTAATGTGATCAGCAATAATACGATTGTCATTACGGACTCCGAAGTGAGTATCAGTTACGATAGCAATTTTCATTCTTCGTTCTCTTCCTCATCATCATAAAACAACTCAACACCACTCTTCTTTTTTACTTTAGGAATCTTCTTTTTCTCAAGATTTTTCTCAAATTCCTCAACGAAGTTGTTCATATAATCAGTAGCTTGCGAACTTTGATTGTTGGATAAGTCTGCACCAGAACTATCATCATATAGTTCGCCCATCACCGCCATCGATGTGTACATCTTCTGCTTTGTGTATAACTGCGTCTTCTCCTTTGCGATTCTTCGAAGGAACGCATAGTAAATGATTTGCGTAAAATACGCAAAGGGATTGGCAGACTTCGCTGGGTCAAAGTTGTTTAGCGCTCTAATAGCATTCTCAATGCCATCTGCGACCATCTCTTCACGAAATGGATAGTTGATGAAGTTAGGTTTGTATGCGAGCCTCGTCGAGATGTCTATCATGCAGCGCCCAATGTAATCGGGAATAATCGGACGGGATTCGCCCGAATCTTCAGCATCGATGCGGGCTTGACGATATTCCACCATCACTTCAAAAAACTTTTTATTGTCGATATATTGATTCTTGCTTTTAGCCATTGAATCTTTTCCACTTTTTATATTCACTACTATTAATATATACTAAAACGTGACGTGTGTCAACCTAAATTATTATTAATAAAAGTATTGACATTATTTTAAAATGCTGTATAATAGCATTATGCTTATTGATAATAATAGATGATTAGTTATAGCGATTCTTATCTGGTGCTATCAACTGTTCGAAGACATCATCAACCAAAGAATCAGTTTCGTTAACGCTAGTGTGGTAAGATTCAAGAGCAGCAGTATTGACTTTCTTAGCCTCATACATATATGTATGATAGTAGTATTCAGCGAGTTCGTTTGCTTTACCCAAATTACTGAGTATATTGTCCTTAGATATATATGTAGTATTATTGACAACTAAGCTCATCCAATGCTTCATGGCTACTCCAGCATTTGGATTGAAAACAACAGTGCAAGGGTCTTCAATGATATATCCTGTTTCAGATTCGTCTGTTACCAATGCGAAGATGTCTTCACCACTTATAAGTTTAAACACATATAGCATGTTTATTCCTTTATTTCAACGTTGTACAGTTTCAATTTAAAGCCCTCTTTTGAATATGTATCTACTCTCTCCATGAAGTGTTTTAACGCAAAGTTTCTCTTCTTTTTGTAAGCCAAGTCATCTACAATATCGTATAAGGTGGCTTTCTCTTTGCTTTCATGAGTTCTAAGTCCTCGGCCGATAGATTGAAGATTACGGATCCTAGACTTTGAAGGAGACGCAAAAACAATATTATGCAGATTACGTATATTGATACCAGTAGAATAAGTACCATAACTGGCAAGAATAATAGTATCGCTACTGTCTTCAACAAGCCTTCTAATATTTTCTCTCTCATTTGAATCGACTCCACCGTATACGAAATGAACTTCTTTATCACCTGATTGAAGCATTGGATGTAACAACTTACCATGCTTCTCAACGAACTGAAAGAGTATGAGTGTATTACCCTTTAGACTCCATGCGAGATTGCGAATAAACTTGTTTCGTGCTTCATTTGTAACAATAAAATCAATCTCTTCTTGATATGTTTTGTTACGAATTAGCTTTCTTGTAGCATCAGAATATTCTAATACGATGCCCTTAATCTCAAGGTCTGCTAGAATATTCTGATCCATCAACTCTGATGTACTGACAACTTGTTTTACTGTTCCGAATAAACCCTCTAATACTAATTTATGCGTTGTTGTTCCGTCAAGTGTGCCAGTGAAACCATAGCGATATCTACAATCGTCCATTTTAGATAGGATATTAGTTAGGGATTTTGCTTTGAATAGATGTGCTTCATCGCCAATCACAACATCATATGATTGAAACCATGGCTTCTTTAGCTTATGAATCGACTGCCATGTTGTAACAACTATCTTATTATCTATATCTTTCTCAGCACCCGCCATAATCTTGTGTATGTCCATTGGCTGATTATTGTTGTATTCAACAAAGTCTGATGCCATTTGGTGAACGAGTGATGTAGTCGGTACAATGATAAGAATTCTTCTATCTTGCGCAATATGCCATTGTGTAAGTAAATATATGATAAAAGATTTGCCACTACCAGTAGGCGATAGAAGCAACTTACGCTCTGAGTTTAAACATTCTACGAACGCTTCATTCTGATAGTCTCTTAATTCGTATGGTGCTTTGACCAGGGTTGCTAAAGCATAGCCAGATTTTTCGCCATATTTAGCTATTGGTTTCCATTTTTCTGATACGACACATTCATAGCTTCTATCATTACAGAACGATACCACATAAGGTAATAGGCCAGCGTAAAGCAGTCTTGTCATATTGTTAAGCAGTCGTATTTTTCCGTCCCACATTTTATTGCGATACGCAGGAGAAAACTTCGCTCCGGGAACATCAAACTCAAAATACTGAGACATTTCCATAATCACAGACGCTTCAGCATCGATGCGAAGATATACCTCATTGTGCTTTTCAATATGAACCGTATCTATCAAAATTTAAATACCCACCATTTCCAACTATACTAAGCATACATAATATATATGCAAACTCAATTAGCTAAAATCCTATGCTTTCGCCACATCCACAAGTCGATTTTACTTTTGGATTATCAATTACGAAACTTTGTGAAAATAGAGTATATTGATAATCCAATGTAGAATCTTGGAGATACATCATACTAAAAGAATCAGTAACAGCACCCTCTCCTATGTCAACATCGTCATCTTGTCTATTTGTCACATCAAAAATGTATTTGAATCCAGTGCAACCACCTCCTTGTAGTTCAACACGAAATACTCTATCTTCAGGTTGCGATTGAATACCATTTAGTATCACATCAATTTTATCTAGTGCTGTTTGTGTTACAATCATTGATTTATCTCCAATCTTGACTATTTTTGTATTTAGATTCTAAAAAAGATGTAAGGACCTACATTAGATTGCCCCAGTTCTAAACTTTTCAAAATTTATCATATTGGTAATCAAAAATCCACGATTGTTAATCGATTTGATGATATTCTCTAACAAGTCCACCTTCTCTGTTGCATCGCCAATCTTTAGTTTCATTTTGATAATGAAAGAGTCTGCTTCTAGAAGGTCTTTCTGATAACCCTTTGGCGTTCGTTTGAGATTAGGTTCCCAACCATATTCTTTCAAGTCTTCTTCTGCCATCGATCCATCATGCCATTCTGTTCTTAACACTTTGAGACGTTTTAAATCTGCTTCCATCTTGCGTTGCACACTATGCTCGTATGTATAATATCTGTAATACTTGGCGTGCAACTTAGGTATCTTTCTCGCTTCTTCAGTTAAGTTAGAAGGGTTCATATCAGTATCTTTTTCCCATTCAACATGAATGTCATCGATGTTCATTATCTAATCTTCCTTTAAAAATCGACTGATATCAAGACTAATCTTACTGTCGATACGGGCTCTCAATTCCGTTGATGAAAATCTATGTCTACGAGTATTGTAATATAATTCAATGCCATTGGTTTTGCAGAACGTTTTACCAGTGAATAACTTATCCTTATACTCTTCGCCCAAGATTCGAATGTTGATTGGATATGTCTGAAGAATATCTTCCAAATCACTTTCCCATTCATATGGCACAATTTCGTCTACGTATGATACTGCGCTTAGTTGTGTATATCTTTCTACAATGGTTTGTACCGGTTTGTCTTTGTTTGCTCTATCGTTTGATGGATCAATTTGTAGACCACAAATAAGATAGTCGCAAACACTCGCAGCTTCTCGTAACATCATAATATGACCAGAATGTAACAAGTCAAATGTTGATGCCGTAAATCCCACTTTCATCTTGTAAAATCTCCCATGTATGTTTCCAACCATTTACTTGGTGTGTATACCCCATTTGGTTGTCTTCAATCGCTTTTGCTAGTGGATAGTCGTTTCCACCCTTATATGTAGTGTCGCCAAAGAATACGAGTTTGTCTTCAGTGCTGTCGAAATCTTTTACTATCTGACCCTTATCTTTACCTTTCTCAGTAATATCCATACCAATATCACCAGCAACTTGAAATTGATATTGCGTAAATTCTTGTGATAACTCTTCGGCAATTCGATTTCGTTCTTTGTGTACCAAATCGAATTTAACGTATTCTAATCTCTGTTCAGGATTGGCGTTCCTGCCAACTGTAGAGAAGTTGATAAGTCCCATGCGGTGTTCAATGTGATTGCCTGTTTTGGTCAGATGTTTGCTCTGCGCAGATTTCTCTTTGAGAGACTTTAATAATTCTATAGATACTTTCATTTTATTCTGACTGACAACCCTGTCGCCTTCCCATACTTCATTACCTGAGCAGTTGTATACTCTCTTAGCAGCAAAATATGTGGGAATACCTATTTGTTCGATTGTTTTGACTCTATCTGAGCCAGTAACTAGATACACGCTATTTTTATTAGAGAAATTAAAGAACCAGGTTTGAAAATCCTGATCCATCAAACTTCTGCTTGGTGTTAATGTACCATCAACGTCAAACACATAATGTAATATCATAGTACTCTCCATACTTCATTATATTATACATCATATATTGGTTATTGTAAACCTTTTATATTTGAAACTTACTGTGGCTTCAGAATAAACTACATCCACTGCCTTTACGTCCAACGCAATTTCAGAGAGACTTGCTGGCATGAGGTCTTCAAAATTTATTTCAATATTAGAATTTTTTGTAGAGTTCAAAATCGTGAGTGTCGCATCTGAAAAAATGCCTGAATTGTCGCCATCTTCTCTCGTAACTAGATTTTTATGCTGTGTGAAATTATCCGGAAACGCTATACCAATCAACCAATCATGCATCTCTAGGTAGTTAGTCATATTTTCATCAACCCGAAATGTGATGCTAAAATCGCCATATTCTAATTTATCTGGGCTGAACGAGAGATTCGAGAATGGAGTAGCTACCGTGGCAAAACCAGCAGTCAGTGACGGAACTGAAGCCGATTGTATATAATATTCAATATTAGGCGCTCTTTGCAGAACGAATCTGAACCCTATCGGTGAAAGGAAGTTTTGAGCCATGTTTGCTCCATATTTTTTCAAAAATTAAAAAAAAGCGCTAGACATTTGATGAGAAGCACTTATATTATATTTATATGATAAAGAGAGTCGTACGACTCTAGAGTCGTATTTGATGCGCAAAAAAAGGGAGAGCCGAAGCTCTCCCTTTTCAGTCTTTTGGTAGGTTAACCCTACTCTTGGTATTACATGATGTTAGTGATTGCAACTCGGCGATAGTATGTGTTTTGATCGCCAGCAGCAGGACTTGTGTTGTCGATAGCGCCTGCACCATTTGAGGTAGCAAATGGGTTAGCAACCATGCCGTAACGAGTCTTGAAGCCAATCTTAGGTTGGAAGCTACTCTCACCAACCGCACGAACCATTTGCAATGGAACATATGGGCAGTAGAAGATGCCAGCATCGAATGCGCTAGAACCCTTGTAGCCAACAATCATGTAGTTAGCGCCTGCATATGGGTCGATGTAGACTTTCATGCGGCCATTAATGACACCAGCGAATGTGTTGCCTGTGTCATCTACATTTAGCTTAGATGCGAGAGCAGGAGCATAGTCGAGGACGCCTGCCATCTGAAGTGCAGAAGCAACATCAGAAGAACAAACAACAACGTTGCCTTTACCACGACGGGTCTGCTTTGCGATTTCATTAGCTTCACGTTCAATCTGGAACATGAGACCTTTGAACTTTTCAACACTCCAACGACCGTTAGCATCAACGTCTAGGTTGAATGTACCAGCAGCGGCGGTGTTTGTTTGAGCGCCAGCTTTGGCTGTGTGATAGATTGTGCGAACAACTTCACGATTGATTTCTGCAAGAATTTCAGCAGAAAGAATGTTAGCAAGTTCTGTTTCAGCGTCAAGACCATGAATAGCCTTTAAATCTTGTGCTAGTTCAGTAGTGTACTCTGCTTTGAGCGCACGAGACTTGGCAGTAACAGTAACCTTGTCGATTTCGAAGCCCATCTGAGCATAAGCAGCTTCAGCTTCCATTGTAGCCGTAGCAACACCAACACCAGTCGTTTCGGATCCAGCACCGAGAGCATTAGCGTGTGTACCTGCGCCAGAGAAGTCTGTGTCAGCTTCGCTGTGCAGCGCTTCAGTTGTAACAGTTGTCGTGTTAGCATACATGGACTTCATGGCAAAGATAAGCCCAGAAGGACCGGTCATTGGCTGAACACCACAAATGTCATATGCCATCAAATTAGGCATAGAACGACGAACGAGGCTAATCAACACAGGATCGTAAGTGTCGGTAGAAGCAACGCCACCAGAAGCGCCATCACCAATAGAGTTGGCAGGTGCGGCTTCCATCAGTAGGCTATTAGGTGACCAAGCAGCGCTTTCTCTTAGAGCCTTTTCGGTGTTCTCTAGGACAATAGCAGTAACTGCTCTTTTGTGATTATCTGTGATAGCTTCGAGGTCTGGATGCTCCAGAATAGGACGCCATTTGTTGTTTAGTTCTTCATTTAACATTTTAGAAGATTCTCCTTAACTAAGAATATTTATTTAACTATTTATACTATTTGATATTTCTGAAAGTCTTGCTGATGGATTTAGCATAGAGAGCCATCTGAGGGTCAACATACTTCGCATCTGATTCCTCATTTACTGGATCTAATTCGTCCGTCTCTTCAACAATTGCTGATTTGCCAAAATAGTTTTCTTTGATGATTTCAACTTTACGACTGTAATCATCAAGGTCTACATATTCTAGGCCTTCGGTGAGCGAACGCAGCTTTTCAGTCTGTGTATCTGCTAGTCCTTCTGAAAGAACATCGAATACGTCCGACTTCTTAGCTTCATCAAGCTCTTTGGAAACCTCAATGTTTGTATCAAGCTGTTCGTTGAGGCTCTTTTCAAGCTCTTCGATCTTCTGTGCCATTTCAGCGACCAGATCGACTTCTTCGTCAGGAACATCAATATGATGCTCTGAGAAAAGTTCTTTAAGACCAGAGATGAACGACTCTGCAATATCAGAGCGAATTCCACTCTCCACTGCAAGTTCGTTTGCTTCCATCCACTGCTCTGACACGTAATCTAGATATGAGTCAACCTTCTTAGTGAGGTCTTCTGTAGCTAGTTCTACTTGCTCATCTAGTTTGAAATTAAATTCTTCTTCTAAACGAGAAACTTCTGCATTAACTTTTTCTAAAACAACTGCCTCAAAGAGAACAGCAGCCTTTTCTTTAAAATCTTCTGATAGTTCTTCACCACCAAAAATTTCTTCTACTGCTTCGCTCATAGAGTTATCGGCACCTATTTTTGTTTCGCTATCAGATACCGTATCATCGGAATCATCAGCAATTACTTCATCAGCTTTACGCTTCTTGACACTAACTGCGGCCGATTCCATTACTTCGGAATCACTTGCAGATGCCTTCAACTCGTCTAACTGATCAATTTCTTGATCTGACATATGTTGTCTCCTTCGAGTTTATTAGTTATTTAGTTTATTTATAAAAAATGTTATTTTGAAATATTATTCAAGAATTTTGCAAATATTTTGAACTTTTGTTCTTCGAGTTTACGAGGAGAGAGTTTTTTAGTCTCTGCTACAATCTGTTCAACCATTTGTTCACGCATCCAGTTACCAGAAGCGATATCATAAAACCATTCTGACCCTTCCATAATACCCTTTACGAAAGCATCAGGAGCAGATGGGTCAGCGACGATATCGCCAGCAGTAGCGAGCATGAAATCGCCCTGTACTTCCATAATACCTTTCCCTGTTTGCTTAATTGACCCCATGCCACGAGATGATACGCCAAGTGTTGCACCTTCGTCCATAAGATTCTTTACTACCTTACCCATTGGAGTATCCATAATCTTTGCTTTACCAACAAAGTTTGAGCCCTCTTGATGTAAGTCAGTAATCATATGTGACACTCGCTCAAGGTTGATGGTTGGTCCATCAGGATGTCCGAGTTCACCAAAAGCTCTTTTTTTCTCTACAAATTCTTTATTATATCTCTTCACTTCTTTCGCAATAACTTCAGAAGGATAGACACGCCCATTACGATTTTTGAGGTCGCCTTGCATGAAGACGCCTTCAATGAAATAGTTTTTTGGCTTACCTTCTTCGGCAGCTTCTGTGATGTATTTAACATCATCGTTTATTTCGCAGATTAATTTCATTGTCCTACCCTAACCGTTAGAAACTGGTGTTCTGAAAACGTGGTCGCAAGCGGCATTTAAACTAACGTAAACTTCGCCATCGCCCGCAGCACCGCTTCTAAGTTCACCAATGTCGATAAGTACGACATGCCCCGGTCCTACTGTAATCATAGTAGAAACCGCTGAAGAGGTTGTTCCAAATGAAACATTAGCAATGACTGTTGTATTACTATTGTAAATTCTTTGAAATCTACCATCTGTGATTTCAGCATGAGTAGCTGTGACTGCTACTGTATTTGCTATAAGTTTGATTGCTGGCATATTTATCTCCCTTACATTGCTTGCTTGGCAAAGGCAAGAATCTCACTATTAGATTTCTTGTCTTGCATAAACTTAGCGAGCATTGTCTTTGTGTTTGCAGGGTTCAACGACTTATATAGATTATTGAGCGCTGCTGCATCATCTTTAGAAACCTTTACCGTACTACCATCTTTAAGTTTCATGTCGGTAGCGCTGAAATTAACTGCTTCATCAAGGTCAACGGATTCGTATACTTCGTATGTCTTACCAGCAACTACGAAAGTTTTATCACCCTTTTCTTTAGCTGCTTTTAGCGCCATTCCAAATGCGTTACCTTCCTTCATCATCTTATTAATCTCAGCACCCTTCATATTGTGCTTTGTAATAAGTTTTGTAACTGCACTTTGAGTTACAAAAGGAATGTCCGCTTTTACCAACTTAATAAGCATCGCTTTATTGTCAGCAAACTTATTCATAATGGCAGATAGCTTCTTAGCGTTATCTAAACTGATTTTCTTATCACGCATTGGCTCATATGCTTTTTTGAGTTTAGCAATACCTGCTGCGCTTTCCTCTAACTCTTCATTTGGGCCATAGCCTTTAGGAGTTACATCTTTAGTGCGTGACGCAACATCTTTTTTTGATTTACCCTTTGCCATTCTTTTAGCAGCATCTGGGTTTAAATTACCTTTCTTATCAAGAAACTTTGCAAGATGAGGCGGCAACCCATTTGATGCTTCATCAAGGTCAACTTCTTCAATTACATTTTTAGGAAACGATTTTTCAATATATTTCACTACATCTTGAGTAGACCTACTATCCATTTTTGCAACAATCTTAAACTTACTACCAGATTTAGATGCAATTGTTTGGCCGCCCATTCCAGTTTTCTCTAACTTCTTTCCATCAGTTGATAACATTTTACCATTCATAGATTTACCACTATAGAACGCATCTACAACTTGTTTATCTTTTGGATTTAATGCTTCATCAAGGTCAACTTCTTCTGGAACATATTCATTCTTCTGCATCATTTTCATTGCCCCAGTTGCAAGTTTGACAATAGGAAGTTTTTCCATCTTCTTCTTGGTTGCGTCATTTACCTTGTCATAGATTTGCGAAATAGCAGATGCAGTGAAAGAATCGACCATAACACCATCAATCTTTGCAGCAGATTTCTTGGAGGCAATCTCTTTTACCTTGTCGATAACACTCTCATTACAAATTTGTTTTGCAAACATTACGGCTTTCCAGCTTTCGCCATAAGTAGCTCGTAATGATTCTTCATTCATTTCGCATTCACAATCTTCACATCCACAGTTTTCACATTTACACTTAGTAATATTTTCTTCATAAACCGCAGCGTCTTTACCTTCTTCACTATCAGCAATACGTTTCTTCTTACCAGGAGACTTTTTTGTACCCTTTAAAGTTTCTGCATCGTTTAGCGGATGGTCAACGATACCAACGACGTGCTTGTCTTTGAAACGTTTTTCGCCAGCAGCTTTTGGCTCCAGCAGTTCTTGTAAATCTTTAAAGGATAGCATTTGTGAGTTCCTTATAATTTGTTTTTTAGTATTCTGTGCTGTCAACGTCTGGTTCATCGTCGAGATCAACGTTTAAATCAAAGTCGTCCTCTTCGGCACCATTCATCATCTGCTGTGCAATATCTTCTCTTTTAGCATCGATAGCAGCACTAATCTTGTCCTGCATTATGTCTTGAAATGCGGTTTGAAAATCGTTTGGTTGATTTTCGTGAGCGTGTTTCAACAAATCTACTATATTATTTTCTACCATCATACCAACTCCATATATTTATATCAATTAAGATTGTTCTGTTTCATCATTTGGTTCTGCTTCGACGCTCTGGTCATCATCTTCTTCACCTTCATCATCAAGGTCATCATCACCATTTGCTTTTGCTTCAATAGCAATTTGCTCATCAATGTCTTTTATATCGTCTTCTGATTGTTGAAGTACGTTCATACGAACCCATTTTTCAGAGTAGTATTTACCAGTATATTCGTCAATATCAGCAACAATCTGTAGTCTATTTTGTAGTATTTCAGCCTGTTTCAATTCTTCAAAATGATTATCGTGCATAAAGTCGAAGCGAATAGCCGATTTAATCTTAGGCCAATCTTCTGGTGCAATCACACCTTTCAGAATTAATTGCTTCTCAAGAATTTTATTGAATAGAATAGAGAATCGATTTCGTAGTCGATTGATGAACTTAGAAAACTTCACTTCATCTCTCGTGATTTCAGAAGCTCTACCGAGAGCAAACCCACTCTCCGTTTCAAGCCTTGAAATAGGCACGTTCAGCGATTGAAACACTCTCTTTTGAAAATATAAAATATCGTCCATTTCACCAAGATTTTGACCACCTGGAAGAGTTGTGATTTCTGTACCTTTACCACCTTCTCTTCTTGGAAGCCAGAAGTCTTCCATCATCGTCATGAACTTACGGTCATCACGAACTTCGCCAGTAGTCGCATCATAAACGAGTCTGTTCTTATGTTTTGCCATCATATCTCTTAGATATTGCTCTGCCTTCATCTTAGGTAGATTACCAACATCAATATAGAAAATACGGCGCTCTGGCGCACGAGAAATACGATAGATAACAGCAGCATCTTCAAGCATTCTCAATTGATTCATAGGCTTGATTGCCTTATGAAGATGAGAGAGAACGAGCGAGTTGTTTTCGTTTAAAATGCCAGATGTGGTGTGAACAATAGAATCTTTAGAAATTTTAAGACCCTTCGTGCCATCCATTCCACCAGCAGAACCGATAGAAGCTGTCTGTGCAGAAAATCCCTTGTCACTAAAGATATAGTATTCATTCTTCGTTTTTTGTATTACTGTTTCGCCTTCACGCTTCTTCTCAACTTCTTTTATCTTACGAATCTTTCTTGGATCAATAAAACGTAACTCTTTAATGCCTTCACGAACATTATTTTCGTCAATGATTGCATGATAGTAGAGCCTACCATCAACATACCATTTTTGAAAAACATCGTAGCCGACATTGGAAAAATCTAACAGGCGAATAACTTCGTCAAACTCTTCACGAATTCTTTTTTTAATCGAATCTGGTTGGTCTAAGTCGTCTGTAACGCACTCGACAACTTTTTTGTTATCAGTTACAACAACTGCTTCATTTACAATATCTTCAACTGCTTTTTGAACTTCGGGTTGTTGAACCATATTGCGATATTTTGTGACAAGCTCTGCTTCGTTTTTAGCGCCACCTTCTAAATCAACATATGTGCCATAAGCACCACCAGCAGCTACAACTAAAGAACCTTCGTCATCTGTTGCGGGAGCAAATGACTTAATGTCTTTTGTATTATCACTTTTTCTTTTAATTTCAAAACCGAACAGATTTGCCATACTGATATTATACCCCTATAGATTGGAGGGGACCGAAAATGTCAGTCCCCTCATACAAATCTATTTATATTAGGCGGTTGAGTTGCCTGTGATGCCACCAGAAACTTCCCAGAAATCATATTGGAACGTAACTGTGAATTCTTCAATCGCATCAGTTGTTTCCCAAGCCATTTCAATAGCGGAAACTTCAGTTGGGAACATACCGTTGAAAGTATACTCACGAATAGGAACACCAGTCTTAGAGAACTGTGTAATCTGAGCATTCGATTTGTATAGTAGTGGTGAAGCAGAACCAAACTCACGAATATTACCAGCGTGAGAGTTGATCGAGTTTGACCACTGTTCCATTGCGTTACGGATGAGAAAGTCTTCATCGTTGATGATAGTGACGGTCCATTCAGCGAATGTTCTATCACCAGCAACTTTAATCTTGCGACCAAAGTATGGCACTTCAATCACACCTGTGGTAGATGCTGGTATCTGTGCTGCTTTGACCATGAATGGTACTTTAATGTCACCGGCACCATTTGCTGGATTAGAAATCTGTACTTGAAAGAGCGATGCTCTCGCTCCTCCAAGTGTCAGTTGGCTTCTAATTTCTTGAATGTTGAAAGCCATTATTTAATAACTCCTTTGTTTAATGCTATTTATTCGTTTTGTTATTAGAACTTACCTACAATTTCTTCAAACTCTACGCCAGTTCTAACTGCAACGAAGTTCAACTGAATGAAGTTGATTGATCTAGCAGGCTTAATATAAATGTCGCCAATAAACTCGTTACGGTCAATAACTTCGCCAGTATTGTTCGATGTATCACAAACAACTCGGAAGTCATAGATACCACGACGACCTTGAACGTCACGGAGGAATGGTTCAACTAGATTTCGAAACTGTGCCCGTGTAAACTCATCATTGAATTCGAAGAGTGAATATTTAGCAGCAGTAGCGATTGCTTTTTCAAGAACAATAAAGAGACGACGAACGTTAATGCGGTCAAATGCGCTTGGTCTAGCAAGTAGTGTCTTGTCGCCAAAGAGTAGTGTGCCCTGACCAGCTTGTGTAATAACTGGGTTTACGCCAGCTTTGTAGAGTTGATCTCGTTCACCTTTCTTAGGATTGTATGCTAATTTAACAACGTTCTTGATGATACCACGATTGTAACCTGCTGGCGAATACCATGGGTCACGAGTTGTGTCTGTGCGAACGCAAAGACCAGCAATGTCACCGTTAAGTGGCACATATCGGAACTTATCGTTATATTTGTCATACTGATATTTGTAACCAGAGTCAACAACAGCATATGAAGATTGAGTTAGAGCAGCTTCGAATGCTAGAACTTGATCAAGTTCAGCACCAATTGCTTGCTCAACAACGTCAGTGCGTTCTGGTGAGATGAATACGACACAATCTTTACGATTTTCAGCGACATTATCGATGATATAGTTAGCAGTCGTTGTATTAGCTTTACCTGCGAGGAAGAGAGAGATATCAATCTCTTCAGCATTCTGATAAAGGTCAATACCTCTAGCGAGCCTTGAAAGAGCAATTAATGATTCAGTACCGTTAGTGCCTTCAGAACCATTTGAGAATGATATGTAGTTGGCACTATCAGCAAGTGCAACAGCAGTTGCCCAAACGTAGCTTGAACGTTCGTTGACTACATCTTTGTAGTAAATAGAGCTGCCTTGGTCATCTAAGTCGCCATCTGTTACGCTAACATCAGAGTATACTTCGAGGATTGTGTTAGCTGTACCTGAGATGCCGCCATCTTCGTCAACAACGACGATATGTGCGTTAGAACCAGTAGGAGCGCCATCAACGTTTAGATAGTATGCCCATTTACGAGTTGCTGTTGTTGGTGATGTGTCTGATAGACGATATGCAGGAGCAAAAGTGATAGTAGCAGCACCGCCAGCAAGCGCTGTTGATACAACAGTTAAATCTTGAAATCCAATAGTTGAACTACCAACACGAAGAACATCACCAGCAGCTAGATTTGTAGTGCCGTTAGAACCCGCAACAGCGGTATCCAATTGCGTATTAGCACATCCAACTGTTGTATTG